CTATTTCAAAAATTGATTGCGATATTCCTGATGACGGAAACGATAGCCCTGTGCGATCAGCGTATCCGTTTTCAATGCGACCAAGTTTATGTCCGAGTGCATTGCCCGTGCGATCTGTTGAATATCATACCCGTTTTCGATATATTCCAGTATTTCATCATCAGGCAGGGAGATTTGGGAAGCAAAGATGTTTGCCTCGTACTCCATTCGGCTTTGCCGCATATCGAAAATATTAAATTCCTTGAAGCCGCCAGCTTTGACCGCTTCTTCTCTATGTAATGCGTCGTGTCCAATCTCGTGCAGCATTACAATACGCTCCATTACAGGGTGCAGATCGTCTTTTATGAAGATAAAACGGTTACGCATTAAAACCTTGTATGCCCCTCGCTGTTTCTTGAAGGCTAATGGGATAACTTCTATGCCCAGTTCTTGTGCGATTCTATGCGGATCTCTTGTGCAAAGGTCATTTGCCAGCCGATTCGCCTTTCTGACAATCTCTAAAGTCTGAATATCCAAGAGCAAACACCCCCATTCTACTGCCAGTAAGTATATCTTATCAAATACACTGTCCGAAAAAGAGGACATCAAGCGTTATTTCCGGTATTTTTTGGGAGTGTACTTTTTATTCTTCTCTTTGGCGATCCAGTACGCTTCCTGAATGCCTTTCATCATCTCGTCCAAATCCTCATCTGCAAGCTCGCCGCCTGCAAAAAGCCCCGTAACCTCTGCCATAAGCTTCTTTGCCTGTCTTGCGCCTTTGCTTCCGTATTTGGATTCAGCGTTCAGCAGAAATTCCTCGTCATCGGTAAGCAGATAGTTGACATCGACCTTCAGGACTTCCGCCATCTTATAATAGGTTTCCCTCTTTTTCGGGTAGCGGGTGCCAGCCTCATAATTCGATATTGTCCGCAGAGAAACGCCGATTGCTTTTGCAAACTCATCTTGCTTTAAGCCTGCCTTCGTGCGGGCTTCTTTTACTTTCTCACAGAATTTCATTTCATCTGACCTCCAAATTATCCCACCTGATTTGAAAATATCTTGCGTATCCATATTGACAAGCGCAAGTTAATTTCGTATAATGTCAATACGCAAGTAAGTTGCGTATATATAATACCTGAACTTGCGTGTTTTGTCAAGGGAGTCCAGCAAATTAGCTTGAACTTTTATCTACCAACAAATGATACCCGTTTTAAGGATTGAGGCGAACAGATGGGACGGAAAGATACACTCGCTGCGAAAAGCATTCGGAAAATGTATGAGCAGCTTAATTTGAATCAATCAGATATATTCTCGAAAACAAAACTGCTTCTCAGCGTATACCGTGATGTGGTCTGGATTACGCTGAGCGAATCTGCCTGTGTGAATGAGGAGCTGGTCTATTACGGAGAAGAACTGAACAGCGCCCTTGTTTATTTGGAGCTGTTTGCGCCGGATACCGAGAAGCAGGAGTTTGAGAGCCGTATCAGTGCTTTATTTGAGAACAAGTGGATGGTTGACCTGATTGATACCGCTATGGCGAAAATATATGACTACCATAACAACGGCAGGCTGTACCACGAAATCATATCGAAAAGCTACCTGACAGCATTTCGGTATACGGAGAGCGAACTGCTCGATCTCTTGAATATGGAGCGCAGTACCTTTTACGACCGGAAACGGGAAGCAATTTTGCTTCTCGGCGTATCCCTGTGGGGATATGCGATTCCGAGCTTCAAAGGAATCTTTAATATGAAGGGAGCTGATGAAAGCGACGATATTCCCGATTTTTTCAAATAAAGGCTTGTCCGACTAAAGTCCGACGAAATCCCTACTGAATGTCCGACCTTGCGTATGCTACACTGTGTATGCTGCCCGAAGAACGGCTTTCGTTTATGGAACGAGGCTGAAAACAAAATGGCAGAAAATTGGCGCAGTTTTGCCGATGATACGAAAAAGCAAATCTGTTACAATTAGTATGCCTAAAGCTTTGAGAATTTTTCTTGATTTTCAAATGCTGGTTGAATATCTTTTAGGCGGCAATACAGCAGCTTAGGCAAAACGAATTGAATAGTGTTTTGAAAAAGCAGTTATAGCTTTCAGGCGTTAGCTTGAATGTTATAGCTGCTTTTTTTGTGCAGCCCTTTTCGCTTTTGTCAAGCGGAAAGGGAGCTTTATGTCTATCACAGTATGGCAGGCATTTATATGTAGGTATCCGTGATCTCCGGAGTTTTTGATTTCGACCTTGTATATCAAAAATTCCAAATTTAAGGAGATTACGGAAATGAAAAAACTTACAGTAAACGAGCAGGAAGAATTATTTGCACAGGATTGTAAACTCATCAACCTTCGGTATGAGTATAGTGGTTTCACTGGAACGGAAAAATGGGCAATTATAACGGAGCTGTCCGAAGAAGCATTGTGGGATAAGTACCCTGATGTCATCAGCAGGTATACGCCTTTTATACTTCTGTCAATGGCACAGGGAGAAGTGATTAGTGAATCACATAGAAATAATGATAAATATGAAAAGCGCAGCAAAAGGACGATAGATGTATACGGTTATGAAGATGATATTTTTGAGCAGTTCCATCCGAAATCTATCGCCCCATTTATTGATCCGTTTGATAAAGCGGAGGAGGAACAGATCGAGGAAGAAAAAGAAAAGCTACGACAATTAGAACTTTCTAAGGTAAGACAAGCGTTAAGTATGCTCCAACCTGTTCAAAGGGAGCGCCTTCTTAAATCCGTTTTGCTTGGGATTAGTTCAAGGAAAATTGCAAAAGAGGAAGGCATAAATTATAGCTCCGTAGATAAGTCAATCGCTGCCGCAATAAAAAATTTCAAAAAATTTTATGAAAATCTCTGATTTTGGGTGTGCATTTCGCACCCCTTTGTCCAAATGAGTGAAGGGGTATTTCTATTCCGGATATGAAATGCGCTTTCAAAACTCAATGAACAGAGAGGTTATACATAAAATGAAGAAAACAGAAATCAGGCGTGGAGATATATTTTCCTACGATTTCGGCACAAGAATCGGCTCTATCCAATCAGGTGTAAGACCTGTGCTGGTAATTCAGGCAGACAATTTCAATGCGAATGCGCCTACTGTTATTGTTGCGTCCATTACGAGTGTAATAAAAAAGAGGTATTTGCCGTCCCACATTATTTTAGGCGAGGATTTTGGTCTGACGAAGCCTTCAATGGTGTTGCTTGAGCAAATACAGACTGTGAATAAAGATGATTTGACAGAGTATATTGGCTTTGTTGATGATGAGCGCCTTTGGAGACAGATTAACGCAGCCTTGAAAAAAACATTCGGTCTATGGCTTTACAACACTGACAGGATCGGCGACATTCGCTGCCTGTGTCCTAAATGCTTAAACGACTATTTTCGCAATCCGAACTATGTTGTCAGACGCCTTGATCCTTTCGCTAAAAGTAAAGGCACTTGTGATAAGTGCAATGATAGAGGTTGGGATTATATCGTTTATGACAAACGCACCTCTTTCAAAGGGAAAGGGGTATAGGGATGTCGCAAAACAGGGAAAGGAAACGGAAGTTTGACATTCCTATATGGTGTAAGGCAAATCTGACGATTGAAGAAGCCGCAGCCTATTCCGGTATTGGAATGGCGAAACTTTATGAGATGACAGAAAGTGAGGATTGCCCATTTGTCTTATGGATAGGTAGCCGGAGAATGATTAAGCGAAAAGTTTTTGATGAGTATATAGAGCGGCAATACTCAATTTAATGAAAAAGTCAAGCCTGCGATGAGCCGATTCGCATAATTGGCTTATCGCAGGACATTGGCTATGCTGTAACTACCAAAAGCAAGGAGGTACAGCAATATGCTCAACAAAAAGAACGATCCGGATATGTCGAGAGTCCCGTTGTGGAAGAAAATGAATTTAACGGTGGAAGAAGCCGCCGAATACTCAGGAATAGGCGTATCTAAAATTAAAGAAATTTCAAATCAAAAAAACTGTCCCTTTGTCCTATGGAATGGAACAAAGCGGTTGATTAAAAGAAAACAATTCGAGGATTATCTCGAAACACAATATTCCGTCTGAGAGGAGGACAAGCTAATGGATAATAAACTGACTGAAACAGGCAGTTCCAACAGGCGTGTAGCTGCTGTTCCAATTTGGGTAAAACCTTATTTGACGATAGAAGAAGCGGCAGAGTATACGGGAATAGGCAGGGATAAGCTTTATGAAATGACGAGCCTTGCCGATTGTCCGTTTGTGCTGTGGGTAGGCAATCGGAGAATGATTAAGCGCAGGATTTTTGATGAATACATTGAGCAAATGTATTCAATATGATGGAGGTTGTATGGACGAAAAAATTTTAGCTTACAGAAGTGAACTCCAAAAGAGGTCGGAAAACACACCGTTTTGGACGAAAACGATTTTAACCGTTGAAGAAGCTGCCGCATACACCGGAATCGGAAGGGCAAAAATCCGCCAAATCATTTCACAAGGGAATTGTCCTTTCACGGTAAATAACGGCACACAAATCTGTGTGATCCGAGAAGCGTTCATTGATTATCTTGATAAGCAGTTTCGCATATAGGAGGAGAGAGAATTATGCCGAGAACAAAAAGAAAAGACAAGTCGAGAGCCGTGCTTCGGACAGGCGAATCGCAAAGGGCTGACGGAACTTATCAATTCCGGTGGACTGACAGTAATCATAAGAGGTTTTGCGTATATGCCAAGACGCTTGATGAATTGCGCTATAAGGAAGAACAGATTAAAAAGGATAAGAGCGATGGCATTAAAACCGAAGCCCGATATACGACGGTCAACGAGGTCTATGAGCTTTGGAAGGAGCTGAAGCGAGGGCTGAAGAACAACACCTTTGAGAATTATAAATATATGTATGAAACCTTTGTCCGTCATCAAATAGGCTCAAAGACAGTTTCATCGTTGAAAAAAACAGACATAAAGAGGTTTTATAATTACCTTACAGACGAGCGTCAGTTAAAGCCTTCGACCATTGACAGTATCCATACGGTTTTACATCAGATTTTGGATATGGCTGTTGACGATGATTACATAAGGAATAATCCGTCAGATAATGTACTTAGAGAGTTGAAGCAAGCACATTGCTTTAAGACAGAAAAGCGCAGAGCTTTAACCCGTCCCGAACAGGAGTTGCTTTTAAGCTATTTGAAAAATACTCCCGCCGCACAATATTGGTATCCAATCTTTGCGGTTTTGGTAGGAACAGGGCTTCGAGTCGGAGAACTTACCGGATTAAGATGGTGTGATGTCGATCTGGAGAACGGTGTTATTGATGTAAATCATACTTTGGTTTACTATGACCACCGCACCGATGGAAGCAAAAAAGGCTGCTATTTTAATGTCAATACGCCGAAAACTCCGGCTGGAAAGAGAAAAGTGCCAATGCTCAGTTTTGTGAAAGAGGCAATTATAATGGAAAAGGAAAGGCAGGAGCTGCTCGATCTTCATTGTACCGCTACCATTGACGGATACACAGATTTCATTTTTATCAATCGCTTCGGCAATCCACAACATCAGGGAACGCTCAATAAAGCAATCCGCCGCATAATTCGTGACTGTAATGATGAGCAGTTTTTGAAGAACGAAAATCCCGAAGTGCTGCTTCCGCATTTTAGCTGCCATTCATTAAGACATACATTTACGACGAGAATGTGCGAAGCGGGCGTGAATGTCAAGGTCATTCAAGACACGCTTGGTCATAAGGATATTTCAACAACGCTTAATATCTATACCGATGTAACGAAGGAGCTTCGGCAGTCCGAATTTGAAGGTCTTGACTCATATTTCAAAAGCGAGTATAATAAAGTGTCAGACGAGTAAGGAATATTTCGGAGACGATGATAAAAAGCTTATACACCATTTACACCAATTTGTACTCCAATCCACCGAAAAACAGCACGAATTTATAGGGATATAGCGATTCCGGAAGAAACGCTGTTTAGACCTGTTATGAGATATGAGGAGGTTTAGGACGGATTGAAAAGATGGTTGCTTTCGTCCTAAATATGCACATCTGACTGAGAGAAACAAAGAAATATATCTCTCGTCTGCTTGGTATAAGTCGCACTGGTCTTTTGGCAAGCTTCAGACATACGCGAAGAATATGAGTGATGATCAGCGCAGATATTTCACCTGCGGACTCCCCTATCAGCTTTCGATAAAAGAGCACCTGCTTGACAAGAATCAGATAGCGGACGAGCTTTCCGAGGGCGACCAGTCCGAGACGACGTTCGGTATGGAAATGGAGTGCTTGTGGTTCGGAGATACGGACGGCTCGCTGTTCTCTTACGATGATATAGCTAAAACTCGTCAGATAAAGCAAGCCATATATCCCGACTATATCAGCTCTCTTATACCTAATTATAAACAGAAGATACCCCCACTCGCATTTAATGAGAGGCGTGTTCTTTCTGCTGATGTTGCGCTGTTGGCTTCTAAGAAGCAAAACAACGACGCCGCGTCTATATGGATTAACAGGGCTATACCTAATTCAGAAAATAGATACATCAGCAACCTTATATATACGGAGAATCACGAGGGGCTTCACACGAACGACCTCGCTTTGCGTATACGTAGGTTGTACGAGCAGTTCCATTGTACCGATATAGCTCTCGATGTTAAGGGTCTTGGTATAGGCGTGTACGACGCTCTCGTGCGCGATATATATGACCCGGAGTACAATGTCACTTACCCGCCACTTAGTTGTTGTAATGACGATGTGTATGCGGCTCGTTGCACAGATAGAGAGGCTAAAAAGGTCATTTGGGCGATACAGGCTACAAGTCAGTTTAATAATGATATGTATCTTGCGTTGCGTGACGGCTTCAAACAGAATAAGATTAAACTCCTTAGTTCCGAAAATGACTTCTACGAATTGCCGAGAGGTATTGTCCAAGCCATACTTGACGACGCTGAGCTAAAGCGTAAAGTTCTGCTTCCATATATTCACACAACGCTTTTTATTAACGAAATAATAAGCCTAAAGTACACACCTACAGGTACTTTAATAAAAGTCAAAGAGCAGTCCGGTATGAGAAAAGACCGAGTGTCATCGGTCGGCTACAACTATTGGGTTGTTCAAGAGCTTGAGAGAAAGCTTAAGCCCAGCAACAAACCACCCGAGCGTAAAGTGTTTGCGTTCAAGAAACCTATTATTAAATAAGAAAGGAGATGCGAAGTGGCAAAAAAGAAAGAAACTGCTCCGCTGCTCTCGCCTGAAGAGCAAAAGAAAGTCGATCTTGAAGCGGCAAAGGCGGAGTTCCATAAAGCTCTTCTGTATGCACAGAAAATAGCTCAAAGGAATATAAGCAATCCTGCGTCCTCACAGCAGAGCCGAGGTCAATCGTACTCCACCTATACAAAGGAAAATATTCTGACGTGGCTTAAAAACCCGTCAACAAACGCAAAGAGTCTTCGCAATGCGTCGATGTATCTTTACAATGCTTCGCCGCTGTATCGTCGCCTTATTAACTATCAAGCAAATATGTGGCTGTGGGATTATGTGCTTTACCCTCTTGGATATGATGAGTCTAAGATGAAAGCTAATAATCTTCAGAAGCAATATCTTGCTGCGGCTAAAAAGTGTGAGATTTGGAATCTGAAGAACGAGCTTTCCAAGGCTGCCGTGAGTGCGGTACGCGAGGGAATCTTCTTTGGCGTGTCGTGGGAGTCTGGCGATTCGTTCTTCATTCAAAAAATCAACGCTGATTATTGCACTGTTGAGGCTATCGCTGACGGTACTTATCTCTATACAGTTGATATGTCTCAGATTAAAGAGGACGAGCTTGGATTTTATCCACCCGAGTTTACCAAGATGTGGAATGCCTATAAATCTGATGGAGTTAAGAGACAGTTCGTCCCCGAAGAGATATCTTGGTGTCTCCCGTTCTGCACCGCAGACGGCGACCAAGGTGCGTTCATACCGCCTTATGTTGGTTGTCTCCCCGACCTGTTGGATATAGAGAACTATAAGGCGTTGCAGGAGACGGCTACCGAGCTTGCTAATTATAAGGTGCTTGTCGGCAGAATTGACCTTGATAGTCAGGGAGCGCCGACGATAGATTGGAATTTGGCAATGCAGTATTACACTCACCTCTGCAATGCGCTTCCTCCGCAGGTTGGCGCGGCTGTACTCCCGTTCAAGGTCGAGGATTTTAACTTCGATCAAGACAGAGGTATAAGCACAGTCGATATTGTCACTCGTTCGGTCGAACAGTATTGGGAGAACTGCGGTTCAAACAGCGTTCTTCACGGCGGTAAAACAGATACATCGGGCGGTATGAGCCTTGCTATAACTACCGACTCAGAGCTGTTGCTTGGATTCTTGGGTAACGCGCAGAGGCTTGTCAACAGACATCTTAAATATCTCAGTGGAACTATCAAGTTCCAAATACAGTTCTTGTCAACTACTATCTACAATCGCAAGGATATCGTTGGTATATATAAGGAGGCGGCTACATATGGCGTAACTCCCAGTATGTATTTTGCGGCTCTCGGCTTGACTCCTCTTATGGTGTCTGGACTTAATCGTATTGAAAAGGATATTATTGGCGTTGATAAGCTTAAGCCGCTCCTAAGCTCACACACAACTTCGTCCGAAGAGATAGGGCGTCCCGCAGAGGATGAAAGCGACCTGTCTGATGAGGGCGCAAGGACACGCAATAAGCAGTAGTCCGAAGGAGAATAACAAATGAACTATATTAAGATAGCAGACCCCGCAGTCATTAAGGCTCTTAGTGACGCGGGGTTTAGTTATATTCGGGAAAAAATCAATGACATCGACATAGCGATGTTTGAGGCTACACCCGAGCTGTTGGACATTGTACATAGCAAATTCAGCGATACAAAGTCCATATACAGCAATAAACTACATTTTTAAGGAAGGAGGAAACATGGAAGGAAAAGTGTCTCAAATTCACACCTTTTCAAAAATCACTCCGCTCCAAAAGCTGAATGAGAATTTTACGCTTGCGGAATGTACTGTTTGTGGGTGTGGCAAAAATCGAAACTACTCTTATATCTCACGCGAGACTATCGAGAAAGAGATGTACGGTCTGAACTATCTTCCCATTGTCGCCCATCTTATTGAAAGAGACGACGGTACAGGTGTGTTTATTGGCGGTCATGACTACACGATAGATGAAAACTGGAATTTTAAGCCGCTGACCCAAGTGGTTGGTTGTGTTGTAAATGACAGTTTTGAGTTCCGCGAGATAGAGGAGTACGGCGAGTCAGTAACCTATCTGGTCTGTAAGTGCATCCTCTATACCGAGCACGTTCCCGAACTTATGTCGGCTATATATTCCGACGACGTATATTTCGGGGAGAGTATGGAGATAGAGGTCAAGCAATCGAGACCTTTAGCTGAGGACTCGAATTATCAGGAAATACTTGATTTTAACTTCCTGAAACTCTGCCTCCTCGGTATGTCAGACAATCCCGAAGAGCATACCGAACCCTGCTTTATCTCATCCAAAGTGTACAAACCTGAAGAGTTTGAGCTTGATAATAGCAACTTTGATGATGTAATGCTGAAACTTAAAGAGCAATGCGCTAACTATTTTGCTCTGCGCAAGAAAGGAGGTAACGCTATGGAAGACAAGAAAGATATGGAGCTTGAGCAGGAGACTACTATCGAAGAAGTTCCCACTGTCGAGCTTGGCTCTGTTGTAAAGGGCGAAATTGAGGCTATGGCTCAAGAACCCCTTGTGGAAACCGAAGAGCCTGTCGAGGTTGAGGAGCCTACAAAAGAGTTTTCAATGACTTATAAGCAAAAGCTTGACGCCGTGCGAGAAGCGGTTCGCTCTCTCGACGATGATGCTCATAGCTATTGGGTGATGGACTGCGACGACAATTATGTCTATATCGAAAAGTATTCGTATGAAGACGGTAATGAAGACCATTTTAAGTGCCCGTACACTCTTGACGAGTCGAACGGTAAAGTGACCGTCGGCGACGAGTGGGTTCATATACAGCCGAGATGGCTGACAGACGAAGAGGTTGCGGCTCTCGACGCTATGAAGCTTGAGGTGACTGTGCTTCGCGACTTCAAGAGAGATGTTGAAGACAAAGCTCATAAGGCTGAGTGTGACGCGGTTCTTGGAGAGTTCAGCGATCTGAATAGACTTGAGTCGTTCCGCGACCTCAAGGCTAAGGCTTATGAGTTCTCCGCAGACGACCTGCGCAAAGAGTGCTTTGCTATTCGCGGTCAGTATGGCTCTGCGAAGACGGTAAAGGCTGGGCTTCTGCCCAACACACAAGAATCTACAAGTTATGTAGACGATTTCTTCAGAACATATTCTCGTAAATAATTTATTTACCCACTGCACGAGGTGGGCTTTATTTTTGTAAAAAGAAAGAGGTTAATACAATGGCATACGCAAAAGTTAGAACTGATAATCTGACTGGCACTGTGTTTGGCGGCGACCTTGTTTCCGTCAAGTATCAGCCCAGCAGCAAAGATACTGCAATTGAAAACGGCAACTTCGTTAAGGTTGGCGCACTTATTTCCGGCGAGCGCGAGGTTCACACTGGCAGCACTCCCGCCGCAAATACTGCTCTGTCCGACATCGTTCTCATCGCTTCTCCCGAGGTTGATAAGACTGTCTCCGGCAACACTCTTGGCGAGTTCAAGAATAGAGCTGGTGACATTCTTCGTGGTTACAAGCTTGTCAGAGGTTATTTCTCTGTTACCAAGGAGGCTCTTGATGCTGCTGCCGCTATAGAGGTCGGTGATATCGTCGAGCTTCAGGCTGGAACTAAGGGCAAGGTCGTTAAGAGCCTTACCGAAAACTCCACTAAGATCGGCACTGTCGAGGCTATTGAGGGCGAATGGATCGTCATCAAAATAGCTTAACCAAAAATTAAAGATTACACAGAGGTGAAAAAATAATGGATAACAACATAGTTAAGGTTGCACTTGACGCTATCAAGGGCAAGCAGTACGCACAGTATTCTGCCGCAGAGACATCCGAGACCATCCGTAACGCTATTATTGAGCTCAACGGTGGCTCTACTAAGCTTAACGCTCGCGACTTCAGACCCGGCAAGCCCGTGTTTGACCTTGTTGAGATTCTTCTTCCCGCAATAATCAATGAGGGTATTGCGAATGACCCGGTTCTTATGAGCCTGTGCGAGTATCGCAATATCGCAGATGGTGACGAGGCTAAGTTTACTACTCATGGTGAGAACGACCTTATCGTCGCTGATGCAGCGGCTGGTATTCAGGGCGTTCGTCGTCAGAGAATCCCCGAGGGCGAGGCTGTTACTATTAAGACTACAGCTAAAGCTATTCGCGTTTATGAGGATCTGAATAAGCTTCTCTCTGGTCGCGTTGATTTCAATGAGTTTGTCGATATGGTTGGTAAGGCTTTCACAAACCAGATAGCCCTCGACGCTCTGGCTTGTCTCAACAATATCTCTGCTTCGACCGCTGGTCTTAGCGACAAGTATGTCAAGAGCGGTTCGTTTACTACTGCTAACATGGACGAGATTATCGATCATGTCGAGGCGGCTTCGGGTGCATCTGCAAAGATTTGCGGCACAAGAGGCGCTCTCAAGAAGGTCGCCGACGCTGTTGTCTCTAACGACGCTAAGAACGACATCTACAACTTCGGTTATTATGGCAAGTATTCGGGCACTCCGATGCTTCGCATGAAACAGGCTCACAAGCCCGGTACCGATGTCTTCGCTCTGTCGAACACTAAGGTGTTTGTTATAGCTGGCGACGACAAGCCGATTAAGATTGTCAACGAGGGTACTGGCATTATGAATGTCAAAGAGGCTACTGATAACGCAGACCTCACTCAGGAGTATGTGTACATACAGCCCGTCGGCGTTGGTCTTGTTCTTAACAGCAAGATTGGCGTTTATGACATCAACGCTTAATCAAATTTAAACTTTTGGGGAGAGTCCGCGTGGCTCTCCCCCTTCTAAGAATAAAAGGAGTGTAAAAGATAATAATGGCACAGCAGAATAAAACAACTACAGGCGCTAAGAAGGGAGCCACTAAGGCTAAAACAACTAATGCAGAAAATCAGACGAAAGCAAATGAGACGATTAAGGCTGCTCCCGTTGTGCCCAAGAGACCCTCAAGAATAGAGGATTCTACCCTCGTATATGTAAAATCAAACACTTTTGGTGGTCTTACTTTTGTGGATAAAAGAAGTGGTGAAACCATTGACTGGGAGTTTTGTGGTGATATACAGCCTGTCTCGATGAGTCTGCTTCGCTCGATAAAGGCGTCAGCAGCAATATTCTTTACCGAGAATAAGATACTTGTCGATTCGGTTGACGACGGCGAGCATACGCCCGAGGATGTGTATAACGCTCTTGCAGTCGGCAGATATTACAAGGACATTATCGATCCCGATGATTTCCAGAAGGTCTGCGGTTGGAGTGTGAAGGATATCGAAACAAAGGTTCCGCTTCTTACTACTACGGCAAGAGAAAATCTTGTTGTCGCTCTTAACACATTTATCGAGGATGGAACTCTTGACTCTCTCAAGAAGATTAGAGCTTTCGAGGAGGCTCTTGGTTGTAATCTGATGAAGTCCGAGAGGTGATTTAATGGCAACACCGTTTTCGGAGATTTACGAACGGGCTGTTCTGAAGTTCTCTGATTATGATTTCTTGAAGCTATCGGAATCCGAGCGCGAGTATATACTTGAAAAATATCTCATGAGCGCTCAAGCGGACTTCGAGAAGATGTGCCGCATAGATCTTTCTCAGATAGATACCGATTATAAAGAATATAAGGTTGACTTGGATAACGAAGTAATCGAAATTCTTGCTCTCGGTATCGCGTATTACTGGGTCAGTTCTAAGGTTCTGGATAGCACAAACTTAAGCAATTCCTTGTCTGTCAAGGATTATTCATTCTTCTCCCCTGCCAATCTCTTAAGAGAGATGACGGAATTCAGGAACTCCCTTTATAAGGAATATCGCCGTAAAATGACTGAGTATACCTATTATGCTGGTAATATCGCCTCACTGAAAGCGTAGGTGATCATTATAAAGCTTAAAACTTTTGTCAATCGCTTTACGGGACACGTTTATAAAATTATTCCTTTAAAAGAATATGATGTGCTTGGCGTAGGGGAGGACATACATTTATCGGAATACATAAATAGCGTCACCATAGAAGCCACGGGAGCTTTGACGACTTTTGATAAACTTGCGGATAATATGGACTTTATTACCGTTGTGAATATTTTAAATTATCTCAACGAAAATGAGGTTTCAGAAGAGGTCTGCAAGCGTGAGGTGTTCAAGGCTTTAGCTCTTCTTAACAAGATTGGTGGTGGGCGCAATGCTTGATTGGTCTCACTACAATGCGCGTCTCGGCATAAATGGCGTATCAGACCGAGATAGAATCATTCAAAAGGCTAAAGACAACTTTCAAGTTAAGGTTATAAGTAATCCGGGATATCAGCCGAACGCAACTCGTAACGGAACTCCACAGCGTTTCTTGGTTGACCGGACTGAGGTGGCTTATAAAATAAAAGTTATCGCTTTTCCCGATGAGAATCTTTATGTCGGGGATATCCTTGAAATTATGGATGAACACTTCATCGTCGTTGAAACGAGAGTGGTAAATGAAATCCACATAACAGGGACGGCGTGGCTGTGCAACCATCTGTTCAGATTCCAAAACGGCACTTCGGATATTATCGAGCGTTGGGGTGTTTTGGATTCGGGCGTTTATTCGACAACGCTTAAGGGTAACAACACGGTTCAGTCGTTACACAAGCAGTTCAAGGTGTATCTCCCCTACGACGAAGACACAGCCAAGCTCTATATAGATAAGCGCATAGCCGGTGGTGTTAACTACAACGCTAACGGCGACGAAATTCTCACTTGCTACATTTATACGGGAGAAGACCCGATAAGCCGAAGTTACGGCAAAAACGGACATCTTCTTATTATGAATGTCGAAAGTGTTGAGTACGACGCTTCGAGAGACAACGCTAAAGAGCGCATATGTGATTACATCGCTCCAAGCGAGCCGTCTACTGCCGGTACTCTTTGTAAGATTGCCGGACGCGATACGCTCCGAATTGGAGCGCATAGAACATATCTTGCGCAGTTCTTTAAGGACTCAGGCGGAGTTGATGAAGAGGCTGTTCCGTCGTGGTCTGTGACTGGGGCTGCATACGGCATACAGTATTCCGTTAAAGATGGTGCATTAATTATTTCCGTTGACGCTAATGATGCTCTCATTGGCACAAAGCTGACTGTTGAACTGAATGACGGCGGAGAACGCTCCGCTTATAAGAAAGTCGAGGTGACTGGCTAATGGCAGGATATACACACCTCGATGAAATTATAGACTATAACAATCTCGTTATCAGCAAAATTTTGGAGTCATCAGAGGTTATGAAGCTCGTCTCGAACGGCAGATATGCCCCTGATGATGACGATGCTGAAAAGTGGGAAGACCACATTAATGACCACGGTTGGATAGACGAGAGCGTTCAAGAGGCTGGTGCTTATGTGCTCGTTGACACAGAGGTCACTAAGGCTCCGAGTGGAAGCATAAAGAGAATGACGCTCCTCGTAGAAGTCGTCTGCAACAAATCCTTTATGAAGCTCGACAGCGATAGATTTCCGGGCGTTAAAGGAAATAGGCGTGACAACATATGCCGTCAAATAGACTTGCTGATAAACGGCAGTTCAGAGTTTGGTATAGGCAGGTTACAACTTAGTTCAGCGACGCTCGCGGCTGCACCCGAAGGCTTTACTGCTCGTCTTCTGACATATACTGTACCCGATTATGCACGAGATAGAGCGAGGGTAGATAAATGAAGCTGACCCCGTGGGACTCGATTACCGGCAGTTCTATCGCCGTCGGCAATGTGTGTCATGTACGACAGCCACGATTGTCGGAGGTTCGTCAGCTTGGCTACGATAAGTTCTTTGGATATGTGAGTGTAATCATGTTCGACCCGAGCGAGCTTGACGGGCAAATGCCTATGCTCATACCCGACCTTTCAACCTTTTACATCTTAATAACCTACCCAATGTTAAGAGAGACCTTTTTCGAGGCACTCTCTTTTTTTATTGAAGAAAAGGTTGTCTTTGATGACAAAAGCTTGTGTTTCAAGGTCTATAGGGATAAGCAAGTGGTCGGCGAAATCAACAACGGAAATTTCGGAGATATACAAAGTTTAATTGCTCAGATAATTGGTGTGGAGAAAGAGAGTAAGAGCGAATTAAAGTTCTCAAACAAAAAAGCTAAAGCCATTTACGAAAGATGTAAAGCGCGGAAGAAAGAGTTCGATAAGGCTAAGAAAAAAGAACAGCCGTCTAACGACTACACACTTCCGAACATTATATCCGCCGTATGCGCAAAGCATCCCTCTTTAAACCTACTGAATATCTGGGATTTAACTATATTACAACTTTACGACCAGTTCAGGCGTCTCAACGTCATTACTTATGAATCGGTCGAAGGACTTCGCTGGGCTGCATGGGGAAAGGACTCCATAGAGCTTTCGGCGTGGTTCAAGGATTTAACAAATAAATAAGAGAGGTTTAATATGAACAACAATACTACTTTTGCTAACAGAGAAGTATGTGACCTTATATTCGTTGAATATAAGAGCAAGAAGCCTTTCCTCAATCTCGACTTTGCTAATACGACAACGACCGAGATGAGCGGTGAGGCTGTTTATGCCTACGGTGGTAAGGGACACCCGAAGAGAGTTACATTCCACGGCGATCGCGGCGGCACAATAGCGTTCGAGACTCAGATGAAGACAGCTAAGCTCTATTCTCTGATTACTGGCGCGAGCCTTGAGACAGCCGCTAAGTTCCTTAAGCGTGAAGTCGTTAAGTGTGGAACTGATGGCAAGCTGACCGTTTCCAGCACTCCTGTCGTCGGCACTGTTAATGTCTTTAAGGCAGACGATGATTGCGGCACAGAGCTTACCGCTACAGCAACCGCAAGTTCTAAGGATATTACTGTTACCGATGCAAAGGCTAATGATAGCTATATTGTCTATTACATGACCGAGCTTACCGAGAAGGTGCGCAAGATAAACATCAAGTCCACGACTTTCCCGAAAGCGTTCACTGTTTATGGCGACACCTACGAGAAGACCGAGGACGACGAGATTGTTCCTTACAGAATGGTCGCGTACAAGTGCTCTCCCCAGACCAACTTCTCTCTGTCGTGTGCTAACAGCGGCGACCCCGCTACTATCACTATCACCTGCGACCTTATGGCAGATAGTGACGACAACATTCTTGATCTTATTTGGCAGGATGAAGAGGAGTAATCAATATGGATAATGAAAACGTTGTAGAGGTTGTAGAAGTCGCTGACAGGGAAACTCCGAAGCACAAGTCAAAGGCTCTGCCCCGCAAGAGGAAGTGTCGGGTCGTTTCTTACAACAAATATAGCGGAATCATAGTCTATGTTGATGCAAAGGGCGAGCTCGTGCAGACAAACGCCATCAAGTATGACGGAAGCGGGTATGTAACCGTATGAGAATTTTGGCGTTAGACCAAGCCAGTATTATTACCGGCTACGCCATATTCGACGACGGCGATCTCGTCAGCTTTGGTAAACTCACGGCTGACAAGTCCGTTTCACCAGAGGATAGATTTGAGGAGATGTGTCGAAAGATACATCTCCTCTTTTTGAAGTCTAAGGCTGATATAATTATTTTTGAAGATGTCTCACTGAGGACGTCTATTAAGACGCTAATCACATTAAGCAGACTTCAGGGCGCTATTATGGATATGTCATATTGGCATAATACAGCGTTCAAAATCTATGCCCCGACACAATGGCGTAAGGTGTTGGGCTTTAATCAGGGCAACAAGGTTAACCGAGAAGCCCTCAAGGTACAAGCAATAGACTATGTTTCAAAATGCTATGGAATAACCGCTAAAGATGATATCGCTGAAGCTATTTGTATAGGTCTTGCCTATCTGCGCGACAGCGGTGTTATCGAGGAAATAAAGGAGAAAAAGAAATAATGCTGAAATATAAAGCTGAAGTTGATAATAAAGAGATAGAGATGGAAATCCGTGACGAACTGACCTATTCTGATGTTGAGACGATAATCAGTACAGCTCTTGAGTTCTGCTATGACGACAACGGCGGTCTTATCGCTCACTTTGCTGAGTTCGTGCTTGAGACCTTTCTTGTCTTACAGGTTTCAAATGCCAAAGAACTTGGTCTCAGCAACAGCGTTGAGTCGATGTGGAAGCTTATTAATGAAAACGATATTATAGAATTTATCGTTAAGAGCGTTAGATATGTCAACTACAGCGCAATGAAAAAGGCTTTCTTCGCTGCATATAACGAGAAGCTTAGAGTGGCATATGACCCGTGGTCTTCTGCGGCAAAGTCCCTCGCTGAACTTCTCAACACCATAAACGCCAATCAGTCTTCGCTGTCTAAAGTTGATCTCGAAAAACTTATGCAGCTGAGCGAGGTTATTGCTAATAAAGATGAAGGCAAGATAGTTGATGGGATTCTTGACTTCCACGAGAAGAAGAAATAATAAGTAAGGAGTTGGTTGTGTGAAGAGGTTTACTACTCCCACTATACCTATTAAGTTTAATATAAGCCACTCTGATATCGAGCACATAGACTTCTTGTTTAAGCTCGATAGAGACATGAATAGTCAGACTCTCTTCACGCGAAAGTACCCGGATAATGTCGGTTATGACGAAGAGTCTGATTTATACACAATTGAGCTGACGGCAGAAGAGTCTGGTCGTCTGCCTGAAGGTATTATCTTTATGGACACGCGAGTTGTTATGGCTGACGAGAAAATCCCCGCAACACCCATAGTCGAGCTTCGCGTTTCGCCGACATTGTTCAATTCCGCAGATAAGTGCGAATAACGGAGGCTGAAATGTTTGATGTAGTTTATATCAGAGTTATCAGTGAACCTGTTGTAGTGGTACGAGCCGTAACAGAACCCGTGTGTGTTATTTATGGTGATGCTAAGTGATTTCTGAAGAATATATTATACAAAAACTTCAACAGTTTATCTCAAGCAAAAACGGCGAAAGAATAGTTAAAGAAAAATACCCTGACTACAAAAATCAGCTGACCGAGCTTGCTAAGGAGCTGCGCAACAAGATTGTTAATGCGTATAATCAGGCAACCTCAGTTTATGCTCGCAAAATGGGCGTAGGTAAAATTCACGTCGGTATATCAAAGATTGATAAACGCTCGGGCGAATGGGTCGTTGACGTTGTGTTTCCGGGTGATTTGTTAAAACGAGATTCGCTGACTGGGGCTGGTGGTGTCCCTACCGGAAGTGGTGTATACGACATATTCGGGCTGATAACTCAGGGTTATCCGAAGATTCACTCTGTGGTCGGTGTTTGGGAAGGGCGAAATAGCGGATTGCCTATCAGCAACAAAAGGGTTCGTTCCCCGAACTCATTTATTTCCGATACAATCAATGACTTTGAGATGCAACATCCGGGCGTAAAAGTAGACTATCCTCGCTTGTGGGGCGGTATGGATAGCGGAATATTGTAAAGGTAGCCGCGCTCGTTTGAGTGCGGCTATTTATATAGGGAGGCATTTATGTCCGATAACAAAAACGTAATTGAGTTAAAATTTGGCGTATCTGGTGGCGGCAAAATAAGCGGCGAATCCGGACGACAGATACTGCAAGACATCCAGAGTATAGCCAAAGAGATTAATAAAAGCGGAGTTACGAAACTCAAGTTCTCTCTTGATACAGATAGTATAGAGAAAGAGGTTCAGTCCACTAATAAGAAAATCACCAAATCAATAACCCAAGACTCCGGCAAGTTTTTACGAGCTTATAACCAACTCTATAAGTATATGGATAAATATGGTGATAAGCTTGAAAAAGCTGGTCTTATGGGCGGCTTTAAAGGACTTCAAAGTGCCTTGGACAGCGGGAATATAACCGCAAAACAGTTCCAAGATACATTTAACGATTTAAAACTCGATGCTATTAAAGCTGGTGTCGAAACAACAAATGTTTTCGATAAGCTTAACAGCGCGTTAAAGACAAATATTAAGCAGAGGGCAGTAACTGCTATCGCTGGTTTTTCGGTGCAACAGCTTAAAGAGGTCTACGATAATGTTGTTAAGCTTGACTCGGCTGTTGTCAACCTTTCTATGGTTACAGGTTACAACCGTGATCGTACTAAAGAGCTCGTGGCGAGTTATTCTGAAATGGCTCAGGAGCTTGGTGCTGTCACTTCCGAAGTAGCTGCTGCTGCCGACGATTGGCTTAGACAGGGTTATTCTCTTGAAGGCACAAACGAACTGATAAAAACCAGCACCGTTCTTTCTAAGATAGGTCTGATTGATTCCGCTGAGGCAACTCGGTACCTCACCTCGGCGATTAAGGGCTACAAAGTTGAGATTGGCGACGCGATGTCTGTAGCAGATAAGCTCTCCGCTGTTGATATGGCTGCCGCTGTCAGCGTTAGTGGTCTTGCTGAGGGTATGAGTAAGACCGCAAACTCGGCACGTCTTGCCGGTGTTGAAATGGACACGCTCCTCGGCTACCTTGCTGCTGTTGGCGAAGTTACTCAGCAGGACATGGCGTCTGTTGGTAATGCGTTCAAAACTATGTTCGCTCGCTACTCAAATGTTAAGCTTAATAAGCTTGTTGATGACGACGGCGAGTCGCTGAACGATTACGAGCGTGTGTTGACAAGAGTTGGTATACGTCTTCGCGACAACTTGGGTGAGTTCAGAGACTTCAAAGACGTTCTCGACGACGTACAGGCTAAATGGTCGTCACTGACTGAAGTTGAACAGAGTGCTATTGCGGCTGCGCTTGGTGCTACGAGACAAAAAGAAAACGTCCTTACCCTTATGGAGAACTATGGTAAGGCTATGAAGTATGCGGGTATAAGTGCTGATTCCGCCGGAACGGCTATGGAGAAGTACGATGCCTACTCGCAGGGTATTGAGGCAAATATCGCAAGAGCAAAGGCTTCTTTTGAGTCTTTGTCTACAAATCTTCTTAACAGTGATGCCGTTGTTACTTTTGTAAAGTTGGCAAACGGTGCACTCCAATTCGCGGATGCACTCGCCAAGTGTAAGCTGTTGCTTCCTGCAATAGTCGGCGTTGTTACATCCATCAAGAACGTGGGCTTATCAAATATCGGAGGAATATACCCACGAAACGCTCTGGCGGTGACGCTGAACGAGCCGTTGCTTGACGACGGTAAGAGAGTGTTAAGAAAAACGACTGATACTGGTGCGTGTAAGAAGCGCATTGCTGCTTGATAATGTGGCACGGGGTAATCCGTATGCAAGGCTACCAACCCATAGTAGTAATATTATGGCGGCGACCGTGAAAGCGAGTCGGTACGGTAATAAGGCTGAGATAGGAAAGTCCGCAGCAAAGCTCGTTGTAAAAGCAACGAGAATGTTCACAGAGCACAATGGTCGGTTGGTCTACGGATCAACATGGTGTGCTCGACTCCGGGGATGAGCGAACAATCCCTTATATTATCAACGGATAACCTGTTCGTTGTTCGCAGTAGGTCGGTACGCGCTGCCGTTGGGGATGGGCGCAAAAATGATTGAAAATTTCTTGGCTTCTGCTATAATATATCTGAGAAATATAGCAGAGGTGTAATTAATGGGAAAGGTCAAAGACTACCCGCCGTTAGACTTGTTAAAGCAAGCAAGTGAGTTATGTCCTAAAGCGTGGGACTTGCTGTCCGATATTCATTCACATAACGGACAAGGCGATCTGCCGCGTTGGGACAGTGATTGCTATGTGCCTATAGCGGCGGCAAAGGCTGTTGTGGAGAGCGAGACTGACTTTAAGAACGAGTCGGACGTGTCTCGTGTCGGAGCTACACTCGCCGCTCTTGCACCGTGGAGACTCAGCAAAGAAGTATTTGTCCTTGACCCCGAGATGGAAGAGGTGCTATTCGCGCAAGAAGATTGTCTCGATATACCGAGCGAAGTTTTGTCGCACCTCCCCTATCAATGTTTCTATATACAGTTCAATAACCTTTACTTCGGCGACGATAAGGTTATCGGAACCTTTGTACATATGGAGTATGACACGGACACACAGGACAGAGAGTTGCGCTTCTTGTGCTTAAATAAAAATAATATGCCGTATGCGTTTCCGATACATCTGAATCAAGAGAACCTTTATGATAATCTTGAATATACTCGTCAAGAGGGATATAAATATCTTTATGAGTCAGGTCAATACGACAAGGCTCAGAAGTTTATGTTGGATATGGATATTGCCGATACTCTTGTCTCGTTTATGAGCAAGATGTTACAGGTTGTCCTTTATATCTGCGCGTCAAATGCTGATATAGAAGAGAATCCTGAACAGAAAACAATAACCCGTAGATCGCCAAATCGCATAAAAGATAAGTATGGCGAGATTCGCAAGTGGGATGTTGGAGTTCGTGTCGGCGCGTCTTTCAGGCAATACAAGCGAGTGCAACATAAACAGTCTTCGGCGTCCACCGGAACTCACGCTTCTCCCCGCCCTCATATTAGACGTGGGCATTGGCATAATTTCTGGACTGGTTCTATGAAGGAGCCGTCTACTCGCAAGCTCATATTAAAATGGATATCGCCTATCGCCGTTGGTGTTGACGACGACGAGAGTCCTGTGGTGGTTCACAAGATAGACAAAGATAAAGATAAATAACAAAGACAAAAGGGAGTGTTGTAGCACTCCCTTAAGACACCATTTAGCGTTGGCGGACACGCACTTTGACCTGAGTCTTAGTCGTGACTCTTATTTTGGTCGTAACCTTTACTCTTGCCACACGCCTTCACCCCTTTCCCGACAGAAACCTGTCGAGTTGTCAAACAGGAACTACTATCGGTTGGGGGTTATGTGCTTTGTTATTTTATTACTTTTTGCAAATTTTGTCAATATAAATAGGGTGTTTATATAAAAAAATACACCAAAAGCATTGACTTTTGCATTATTATTGTTATAATTAACTTGTAAATATCGAGTACTACTTGGTATAATAGCTTGCTTGTGTTGCGTATAATAAAAATAGGAGAGAGCTGCGCTACCAGACATCTCCCCTATTCAAGATCGGGACGGCTTATGGTTGGCTGATTAGTTAATTAAGCTACGCATCATTGAACATCTGAAATGGCAGTTGACGTCTCATTTTTTCTTTCTTTCTAATAAATATATTATGAAAGAAGCAATTGAGATGCCTGCGGACAATATAGTTCCCACCGCCGCGAGGACTTCGAGAACTGTTAGTATCGCGCCCACCTCCTGTTTACTTTTTTGGACAGATTTTTCGTGAGAGGCGATACCTCCTTTTTCGCGCTCTCACGGGCAATATAAGCCACCCCACCATTTTATATTGTGGCATAATGTTCGACAAAAGTCAAGAAAAAATCAAAAACGACGCTTTATCGGATGATGAAGCGTCGTTTTTTATATAGTCATATTTAATAATTCATTATCTCGTCTTCTGAAATACCAAGCTGCTCGCAAACGTCGTCGTATGACTGTTCGGTATATTCCGCTATAGTCTTTATAGCTGAATCAATTCTGTTAGCGCACGGCTGAGCTATGGCGGGAACGGTTGTGCGTCCAAGCAGATAATCCATAGAAACATTAAAATATCCAGCTATCGCGAACAGGTCTTCCCATTTAGGGACGATACCCTTATCGACGGCTCGTTCTATTACACGAGCCTCTTCTACACCAGCCCTTTTAAAGAGATCTTGCAAGCGTGGCTTGTTTTTATCTCCTCTACAATCATACGGCAACAGACTATCTATTCTGTCACCTATTACTCTCGCGTCAAGCTTAAGTGTGTCGGAATGTGCGATATCCATAACTACAACCTCCATTGTTATAAATTTAGAATGAAAGGAATACAAGAATGATTAGTAAGAAGAATTTTATGCACGGAGTCCGTCGTGTAGCCGACGGCGTTAAATACGCTGCAATAATGACCGTAAAGGAAGCAAAAGAGTACAGAAAAGTTCTTAAAGAATCGAAAGAAGATATACGAGATGGTATATCTCAGATGGTAACTTCTGCCGTTAGTTCAGGTGATCTCGTAGACGCTTTATACTGGCGCGATGACGTCGAGCAGCTTGACTTCGATTTCACGGATGAGGGAACCAAGATAACCTTCCTCATAAAGCATTGAACGAAAGGAATATAATAAATGACCCCTTCTCGCTACGATAAGATATACTTATCCCTCGCCGCATCAACATTAGTAATACAGGTGGTGGTCTTCTTAATAGCCGCAACGGTGAAGGTTGCCGGTGCTACACCTATGGGAATATACTCTATAATAGTCTTTGCCGTATTCAGCGGTTCTCTTCTTGTGGAGATAATAAGATATCCTCTCGGGAAGAGCAACCGAGTGCGAATCGGCGCAAAGGCAATATTTCTTATAGACATAATAATTAGCTGGTTTGCGTCCGTTGTTGTAGGCTAATAATTATTTGGAAAAAGAGGAGTTTAAATATGATTAATAAAAAGCTGTTTCAGAAGGACTTGGTTGGTTGAAGTGTGTACCACCCATTTTTGCGGAAGGTATCAAGCCGCATATAATATGGGCGTTCAAGTGTATCAAATTAGGGACGCTTTCTGTTGCCCTATGCTAATTACCAAGTACACCCGCAGTCCTTGCACTTAAAGCTCTTGTTTATCTTATTAGAAAAGATACCGAAGAACCCCACAGATACTGCGCGGTCAACGACGTCGAGTTTTTTAATGTTAGTTGACCCACAGGTGGGACAGTGGAGAAGGTCTTCATTTCTGAGCTTCTCCATAAGCTGTCTGTTCTGCTCCTTAAACTCGGGCGTTTGTTGTATTTTCTTTATTTCGTCGTGCTCCATGTAGGCGGTCTTTATAGACAACTCCTCGTTATAGAGTGGGTTCTTGTCTATATCTAACACCATTAACTTTGTTAGATGAAGATATTCGGTTGCAGGTTTATCCATTATAGGGTTGTTGCTGACTATCATATCATCTTTAAACTTATGCCACTCTGTTATAAACATATCCGATGTATACCATTCTGGGAACTTTATAAGTCCGCTATCAAACCCACAAAATCTACAACTATTGACGCGAAAATCCTTAATATCATCCGCATTATTATCTCTGAGAATGTGTCCACATTGTGGGCAGTATGCTAACATATTACTCATTAATATCAGTCTCCTTCTTATTATATATTGGGTAAATCCCCTACTTGATATATGATTAACGATATTCACTACCAGTGGAGCTGGTAACAAACTTGGCGATTTGTCTATATTCGGGGCGCCGTTCAGTGAGATAAAAAAGACTTATGATTCTTTCTCTGTCCTAAACCGCTCTACTGCACTTAGAGCTGGTGAAGATTTTGCATCCGGGTTTAAGGTTGCGAAAGCTAAAGTAAAAGATTTCGGAGACGCTGCCGTAAAGACAATGAAGCAAGTCCGCGAGTCATCTAAAAAGAGCAGCGAATCGGCGTTAGCGGCAATTCTTGATTCTATAAACGAAGATTCCATTTCAGGCAAAAGGAATAAGGACTTTTTAAATGAGTGGGGCGGAGCCAGTTCAGACGACCGTATTAAACTCTTAGAAACCGCCGACAAATCCATGAAGGACTATCTTGAAACGGTTGATGAGAGTGGACCCACATGGGAAGGCTTCGTAAAATATCAGAAGAACGCCGCCGCCCAAATAGAGGCTACCGGTATTAAATCAAAACTCGCCGCCGTCGGACTCAATATCTTCAAAGCCGCCGCGGGTATGCTTGTTACTGTTATTGCTCAATTTGCTATTCAGAAACTGATTGAGGGGCTTGACTATCTTATCCATATGCAGGATAAGCTTGATGAAAAAGCTGAAGCGTCTCGCACTCAATACAAGGAAACAACTGAAGAGTTGAACAATCAGGAAGAGGCTTTAAAGAAAGTAAAAGATCGTCTCGTCGAGCTTGAAGCGATAAAGAATCCATCGTTGGCGGATAAGGCTGAGACCGAGGAGCTTAAAAAGCAAAACCAAGAGTTATCGCTTCAGATTGAGTATTATAAGAAGAAGCAAGAAATCGAAGAAGAACAGGCGCGCAAGGACGACGAAAAGGCGTGGGGCTGGTATACCCATTATAAAGATGAAAATAGCGCACGGCGAACTTATTTTAAATCTGAATACAACCTTTTTGGCGAGTCAAGCTATGACAAAGATTTAGCAACCCTGAAGCAGCTCAATAAGGCAAAAGAGGAATACAACAACCTCTATAAACAAGGTTATGATTTAGAGACACTCTCTTCGGAGAAAGCACGTCTTGAGAAAGAAATCGCAGATCTTGAAGCCTCTCTTTCAAAATCTGTTACAAAGGTCGAAAAATATCAAAATCCTGAAGCGATTAAGTTTGCTGAAAAAATGAAGTTTGCGCTTCTCGATGCAGACCAAAAGGCTGAGGCTCTTCATACAAAGCTCTCAAGTATTGCCGTTAACGACAGTGCAGTATCTGAACTTGAGCGAGTCGCTCGCTATGTGGGTGACGACAAGAGCTCAAAGAGCATGGAAGACTTTAAAAAAGCTTTGCATAAAGCTATCCCGGATGAAGAAGAGTACGATGCTTTTGTTGAATTTGCGGGGAGTATAGATGCCCTTGCCGCAAGCTTTGGCAACTCCACGGCGGCTACTGATGAATACGCTCAAACCGTTAGTGAGATGCAAGACCTTGCAGACCTCAGCAAAATTTTTGGCAACTGGGAGGACGCCTCCGATGAAGCAAAAGAGTCTATAAATAAGTTCTTATCTCTCACGGGCGATGAGTTCCGCTCTCAGTTTGAGGAGAAATTTGGCGGTCTTTCGGATGAAGTACAGGACTTCCTGTCTTCGGTTTTCCAGATTGATGGTATAGACTCTTCTCAAATTTTTGAGTTCTTTGGTTCAATTGGCGAGATAGCCCAAGAGTTCGTTAATGAAAGCGAGAGGGTTTCGGAAAGCTACTCAAAAGCAGCTGATAACTTGTCAACCGCTTTTGGTAAAAGTTTGGACGGCGTGTCGGGCAACATAGACTCAGCTAAAGAGTTGTCTATTGCCATGACTGCGGTTAAAGCCACTTACGATGATTTAACTGCGGCTATGGAAGAGCAGAACAATACAGGCGAAATATCGCTACAAACATATCTATCTCTTATTGAAAAGAACTCTAAATATGCAGAAGTTTTGGAGATTGACGAAACTGGCGCGATACATTTAGCTACTGATGCTCGCAAAAAAATGGTTATGACACAAATCCAAGCCATTCAAACGAGTATTCAAGAAGAGATAAATTTAAAGCAAAGCCAGTTAGCGATGTACAAATTCAGAGGCACATTAGCGGTTTTGTCTCAGGCTATATTCGATGACGCGATAAAACCGAGCATTAAATTTGCCGCCGTACTTAATGTCCTTAAGCAAGCTCTCGCTCAAATAAAAGCCGGTAAGTTCACTACTATGAACTTCTCTAATATGTTTGAGTCAGAGGTCAACAAAATGTTGGCACAGGCTGGCAAGAGCTCTTCCGATTATAATAACAAATACGCTAATAATGTAAAGAATCTTCAGTCGGAGATAAGTCAGCTCGAAAAATACAAGGCAAATGTCGGACGTATTCAAAACGTCGGCGACTTTGACACCTACTACAGCGGTGGGTCTTCTAAATCTAAGTCCTCGTCTTCGCCATCTTCCTCCTCCTCTTCCTCGTCTGATGACCCGCGCCTTAAAGCGTGGAACGAGATGTTAGCTGTTAAGAAGCACCAGCTCGAAATGGATCAGATTACCGAAGAGCAATACTACGCTTGGCTTGAAGCTAACTACAAAAAGCAGCTCAATAACCAAAAGAAGTATGCTGAAGAGTGGCGTAAGTACGAAGAGGAAATCTACAAGTGGAAGAAGCAGAAACGTCTCGACGACTGGAATGAAGCTGTTGACCTCAAGAAGCACGAGCTCGAAATGGGTAAAATCGATGAGGGCGAGTATTACGCATGGCTCGCGGCGAACTACAAGAAATACCTCAACGATAAGACCAAGTACGCCGAAGAGTGGCGTGAAAATGAAGAGGCTATCCACAAGTTTGAGGAACAACAGGCTAAGGACTCACAGGACGCCCTTGAAGACCTTATCGACCTTCGCATTGATATGCTCAAGCAAGAGAAGAACAACGAGAAAGATGTTCTCAAAGAGCGTCAAGATAATGTAAAAGATTTCTACGACAAACAGCGCGACCTCCTCAAGGAACACTACGACCAGATAGACAAAGAGGAAGAGCGCCGCGAGAAGCGTAAGAAGGTTACAGATATACAGGCGGAATTGCTCGAACTCGAAGCAGACGACTCCGTTGAAGCGCAGAAGCGCCGTCTCGAACTTGAAGAGAGTCTCTCCGACGCTAAGAAAGACTTAAACGACTTTGAGCGCGATGAGGAACTCGACAAGGCTGAGAAGATGTACGACGACCTCGAAGAGATGCAGACGCAGTATTACGAGAAGCAAATAGAAGCTATCGAGGACTACCTTGACAACGCCTATGAGCTTCGTCAGCAAGCCATCAAAGACTTGCAGAACGGTAATGCTCAACTGTATCAGGAGATGATTGAGTACAACCGGTCTTACGGATCGACCATCGATGCGGATGTCACTGCCAAATGGGAAGCCGCATACGAGGCTCTTAACCGTTACAATAGTCTACTCGACGACGACTACGGCATGAAGCTCGACAATATGACGGGCTACAACAAGGGTAAGTATGAGACCGCCGCCGAGCGTGAAGCTCGCGAGAGGGCAACCCAGAGAACGAGTGCAAAAGATGCGGCGCAAACCATCGCTAAAAATGCAGGTAAGTCCAGCGGTTCTTCTAATACAAGTCAGAAGTCTGGACCCAACCGTGGCGATAAGGTGACTATCAAGAAGTCGGCAACGCACTTCTCTTCTCAAAGCGGCAACGCAAAAATGGCATCTCATGTCCCCGGAGGCAAGTATACCGTTTATCAGGTTAAGGGCAACCAAGTCCTCATAGGCGTTAACGGCGCGTATACCGGTTGGGTGTGGAAGTCTGATATTCAAGGTTATGCCACGGGTACTCCCTATGCTAAAGGCGGTATAGCCAACATTGACGAAAAGGGTCTTGAGCTTATACTCGGCTCCCCCGACAAGGGTCGCTACAAGTTCCTCAATGACGGCGACAAGGTGTTCAACGCCAAGGCAAGTGAGTTTCTTTACAAGTGGGCTAATCAGCCCGGTGAGGTGCTCAGCTCAATGATTAAGTCTCTGTCTGCTGCGTCGTCCGTGTCTATAGCGTCTCCGTGTAATATTACAGTCGGCGACGTTGTTATTAATGGATCGGCTGACGAGAAGACGGTTGGCGAGCTGCGTAGAGCTCACAAGCAAATCGTTACAGATATTCTTAATGAGTTTAAGAAAATGAAAAAATAATTTTAGAAAAGATATGTAAATGCAAGCTGATTGTTGTATTTACGAAGATTATTTTCGTATGTGTTTATAGTATTTTCCAGAGTGGAAAAAGACCCGGTGGGAGACAAAACGAAATTGTAGTACGCCCAAGCTTCGGAGTAGTACAAGCGTAGAGTCTCCCTATCGGTGTACTCGGCATATTCTTTTGAGAGTGTTGAGATATTCTTCTGTGCAGACTCCAAAAGGTCGCCTATCTCATCAAGCCGCCCGTTCGCTGTATAGACACCTATAACAACATCGACTGCTCCGCTTTTTATTTGAAGAATCATATACCTATCGTCGTTGTTACCGGGTTCATAGCCCAAGTCTGAAAGTATGGTGTCAACTGCATCTGTAACTTCAACTGAATCTAAGCCCGTTCTTCTGCAATAATGGGTAAGAGTTTCATAATAATCGCCATAATCCTTTGCTTCGTATATTGCAAAATACCAAGCCTGATATATTGCTTTTGCTATCTGACTTGTGGCTTGTGAAGCTTGGTTTATGTCGATAAAAGCGCTATTTCCGGCGCTAAATTGCTTATCTTTTTCCTTGCTGTTAAAAGAGTTTGACTGCTGTCCAGAAGACGACGGCTTGCCTTGCGCGGGCGGATTTTGCCCTGCGGTATTATTAGCATTAACATTGTTGGCGTTATTGTTATTAGCATTAACACTGTTATTATTATTGTTGTTGTTAGCATTAGGCTTTTGGGCGTTTTTGTTTTTATTGGTTGCTGATCCGCCTACTTGCTCGTGTGAACCAGCTTCAGAAACGTCACTTGAAGTCGTTGTTCCCTCTTGCTGATTTTTATGGTTAGTGCAAGCTGCGAACATGAATATTAGTGCGATAGTTAAAATTACAGATAAACATCTTTTCATTAATTCTCCTCCTAAGCAGTATAATGTTTTGTATAAAGCAAAATAATCTTCTATATGGTGATTATATCACGCTCGAAAATAATGTCAAGTAGATATTTTATAAATATTTTTTGCCGTCGAAAGACGATGAAAGGACGGATAGAATGGAGAAGGTTGTTAATGTAGCTCGGTATATTCATAAAGAGTACAAAAGAGTTTCGCACAACAACATAGAAGACGAAAAACTTCAAAAGCTCTTATATTTTGTGCAAAGAGAATCCATTGCTATTACCGGTCTCCCCATGTTCGGCGAAAATCTTTGGTGCGAAGCTGCGCGTTGCGAGATTCAAGGCTTTTTGTCTAACTGCGGGTTGACCGACGGCAATGCCCGTATTTCAGATACAGCTAAGTATGTAGTCAATAATGTTATTCAGGAATATGGCTCTTTGGAGTCCTGGAAGCTAAGCGAAATGCTTTGTCGTGAAACGTCTTGGCAAAATGCCCATGAAAGATTGAACGGCGATAAAAGCGACGGTGTTCCATTATCACTCGACGACATACGAGCTGATGCGAAAAAGGTTCGCCCATACGATTATGTGTGGGATATGTACTATGATGAATTTGAGGACGCCGATTAAAAACGAAAGGAACAAAAGGAATGAACAAACGTAGGCAAAAGCTGACTAAATGTCAGAAAGAGTTTTTATGCAATAGAAAATATATTACGGAGGAGGATTGCTTCTTATATATCTGTCCTTACCGTATGTTGTCAATAAAAATATACGCAGGCGATCTTTACTGTAAGCATCTTAAGAAGCTTGACTGGATATGCTTAAAATCACTTATTTCGCGTTGCGAGAATTGTAAGAGTTGCAAATAAATTCGTCGGACTGACCGCAATTTGAGCAGGTAACTCGTAGGGCTATTGTGCTTGACGAGATACTGTTAATTCTAAATGGGTGGTATTTAGAAAAAATAATATCTTCTATCTCACACTGACCGCTTGATAATTTATTAGGAATATGATACTCCCAAGCAATCACAGTTCCACATTGAGAACAAGTGTGCTCTCCGCATATTTTAGCCACAACTATTCCTCCAACTTTATTTTTCATAAACAATTATACCACAACAAATATATTTTTCAATACAAAAATCTGCGTACAAATAATCAAAACTGTACGCGGATTTTATTATTTTAGAAAGGGGCGAGTCAATATTTATCTGTTAGGAAATAGGTTCATTTATGACGGAGTTAACTCGTCGCGTTATAATCTTTCAATTCTGCGAATTGATACAGACGGGCTTACTTCGGCGGAGGGTTCTGTGGAATACTCGTCGTCGTTCTTTCCTGCGCAGAATAAAAGATATATTACAGGAGTCTCCCGCGAGAGCGCTCCGCTTGAGTTTGAGGTCGAGATAATTGGCGAAGAGGGGTATTGCTCTGTACATGAGCGAGCTATAAAGAATTGGCTCTTCAACTCCCCTACCTTCAAAGAGCTCTATATAGACCCCGAGGACGACAAAGAAGCCGAATATGTGAACGGTACAATAAAAAGACAATATCTTGAGTGCGTATTCTGTAACCCTGAGAAAATTGAATACGCCGAGGGTACTGTCGGCTGGCGTTGTACTTGTATGTGCTCATCCACAATGGCTATACAGGAAAAAGTGGAGGTCACAGCCACCTCTTTCAGCTCGGATATAACGCTTAATGTTGATACGGACATACAGGATTACGTCTATCCGTATCTTGTTATCACCTGCGGCAACACAAAAGCGGATGTGACTATAACGAACAAAAGCGATAACAATCGTGCTATGCAGATTAAAGATGCAACGGCAAAGGCTGTGTTGTACGCCGATTGTGCTATAGGAACGATTGTGAACGACGCCAATGCCGAGTATTATAACAAGCTTGTCAATCAGCATTTCTTGAGGCTTGTTCCGGGCGAGAATATCATCTCTGTTACCGGCGGTGTGTCGTCGGTAAAGTTTACTTGGAATAATGCGAGGTGGATGACGTGATAGCAAGGTTTGACAAATTCAAACGCTTCGAGGCTCCCCTGCTCACGGTGTGCAACCCCGGCAGTTATGTGACTTCAGATAATTTACTTACCAACTCGGTGTGCGCGTTGCCGTATGCCAAAGATATAGATGCTACCCTCAATTTTGGCTCTCTCTCTGAGTTAGCCTTTACTCTTCCGCTTATCGACGAAAAGGTGCGTGATACCTACAGTGACCTCGAAACGGGAAGATATATATACGCCTCGGACATTGGATATTTCATAATAGACAGTGTTGAAGACTCGTTCTCCCAAGAGGGGCGAGTAAAAGAGATATCCTGTGTGTCCGTTGAGCGTGAGCTTGAGGAGCTCGAAGCGCCGTTCTACAAGGCGGGTGTTTATCCGCTGATATCTAATGACACCAAAGACGGCGTGTTGACCCTTGCTATAGCTAAATGTCCGTCGTGGTCTCTCAACCATATAGACGACAAGGTTAAGGCTCGCAGTAGATATTTTGAGATCGCAGAGTCTACGAGCATATACGAGTTCTTTATGAACGACTTGCAGGACAAGTTCGATTGTGTGTTCTGCTACGACATAATTAACCGCAAGATATCTGTATATGATAGAGCTGCCTACGCCGACCAACACCTTACAAGTATTCATCTTGCAAGGAACAATATTATTGAGGGGCTTGATATTTCGCAGGACTACGACGACCTCTACACGGCGTTAAGTGTTACCGGCGACGAGAATATGAGTATTCGCCGAGTTAACCCTATCGGTACAACCGTTATTTACGACTTCACATACCATAAACATTGGATGTCTCCTGAGTTGCAGGATGCGGTTACGCGCTGGGAAGCAAAAATTGCCTCTGTGGAAGAAAGTTATGTAGCCCTCAACAGAGAGTATTACAACCAGTATCTCGCTATGAGCGAAACGCAGATGGATATAGACAAGCTGAATACTCAGATTGATATCTATTACACCTGTCGTGATTGTATTCTTTCCGGCACGATAAGCTCGAAAAAGACATCGCTGCTTAGCCAACTCAAAAAGAGTGGTGCGGTTGGTGACGACGCGACTACGGATGCTGTGCCCGTCGCTCTTGCAACTGTTAATGCCAAAATTGCAGAATTGTCTATAGCTAAGGCGCAGAATCAGACGCTATATAATTCTCAAAAATCACAAGCAGACGCAACTAAAGCTCAGATAGATGCCATTCAGGCGGCGTGTAGCTTGTCTACGACCGCAAGAGACGTCAACGGCAAAGTCATATTTACGGACGAGCTTCTTCGTGAGTTGTCTGCTTATATAAAGCAAGCCGACTACACCGACGACAATATCACTAAGACGGATATTATGTCTCAGGATGAGATATTTGACTGGTGTGTCGAGCTTATGAAACGAGCCAAAACTCAGCTTTCTAAAATTTCAACACCCAACAGAAAGTTTGAAGTCACAACTCGTTCGTTTATTTTCTCACAGCAATTTGCCTCATTTACTTCGCAACTTGAGAGCGGCTGTATAGTGACCGCAGAAGTAGACGACGACCAATTTGAACAACTGCACTTGCTCACTATAGACATAGATTTTGAGTCCAAAACCATATCTCTAACCTTTGGTAACAAATACAATCAGTATGACCCGAGGTCGTTGTTTGATGATGTGTTTGGCGATGTATCAAAGTCAAAGGCTACCTTGCAGTATATCACAGGCATAGTCGAAGATATGTCTAAGCAGGTCAGCGATGCTTCCAAGTGGATTGACGAGGCTCTGATACTTACAAAAGACAAAGCTCTCTCGGCTAAAAATCAAGAAGTTATCATAGATGACGGCGGCTATCTCGGTCGCTTGCGTAAAACACAAAAGGACGCGCAGGGTATGGATGCTCTCGACGCCGACGGCAACCCTATCTTTCTCACGGATTCACAGGGTAATCCTATATATGACGGCGAACAGCTCCGCATTGTTAACAATTGCATAGTCTTTACTGACGATGGGTGGGAGACGGCTAAAACAGCTGTCGGCAAACTGTATCTCGGGAAAGACAAAAGCGGCAATGATGTTTACAAGTACGGCGTAGCCGGAGATGTCATTATAGGTAAGATTATAGCCGGTAACAACCTTATTATAGCTGGTGGTTCTGAAGAAAACGGAGACTACAGCGTAACTATAGATGATAAAGGACTTACGATTAACAACGGCGATATCCTTATAAAAGACCCAAATGGCAAAAAAGTGTTCGGTGTTGAAGACGGGCAGATGTATTTGGATGGCAGTATTGTAGCTACTGGCAGTTTGTCTATAGACTCTATTGCGGTCGGCGACTACACAAACTATGTCAACCTCAGCGAAGAAACTGCTGATGTGTACGGATTCAAATCCGCCGCTGAGTATGCCGCCGAGACTGCACACAAACCGTATATAAATGAGCGTTGGCTTACTCCTATCTCCTACCCTACCGCTTCGCCGTACTTCATTTATATCAGTAAATCATATCCGTGTAAGATTGGCGACTCGTTCAGGATTACAGGCAATGTGTATAGTCGAGCATATCACAACAATTCGTTGGATGTTAAGATAGCTCTTGTTGTTACTGTGCGTAATGCTCAAGGCGTAGAGAGCAAGAAAAACATATATTCCGATAAAGTACCGTTTTCAAACGGCGGCTATACGACGCTCAACAGCACCGTCACTATCGACACTAAAAGTCTTGAGAGCACTTCGCTTACTCCGGTAAATTTCTCTATTGCCATAGCTACATTTGTCAAAGACACTTCTACTAAGACTAATGTTACTGCGGGTTGGTACGCAGTTAACAACCTTGAGGTTCGTAGAGCTTCTGCGGGTGAAATAACTGCGGGTCTGCTTAAATCAAAAGACGGCGAGACTTATATTAACCTTGATACCGGTGACGCGCAGCTCACGGGTACGGTTAGAGTTAAAGGCACTAACTACGACGTGTGGCTGAAGAGTAAAACGGCAGATGGAGAAACCGAGGTTGGTCTTTATTTAACCAAGACAGATGGTTCAGATACTAATGGCAGAGTTGTCCTTTATGAAGATACCTCCGGAGATACTTGCGTAGCTATAGCCGGGGAAACAATAGTAATCGGCGCAACAAGCAGCGATAGCAATTATGCGAATAACTTGTCGTTGCAGAGTACGGGTTATTTAAGTATGACCGCGCTTAACGATATCCAAATTCTTAGCAATGGCTTCGCGGCAACCATCAACGGTAAAACCACCATGAAGGGTGGTAATATCAAGATACACGGCGGAACGGGCTTTAATTTAACTGTTCCCTCTTACTATTCAGATAAACCCACAAGTGTGCGTCTAACAAATTACATCAGGAAAGAGGTTGGACCCTTAAATGATGGGTGGGAGATTCAGCCGTATATTACTACCGGAGTTTTAACCGCAACATATGGTATTAATATCGGAGGCGTACGAATAGGCTCATATCCCGAACTTTGGACGAGTTCCGGGGCGTTTATGGGCGGAGATCAAAGAGCTACTTTAAGCAAGAATGTCTCAGATATGCCTAATGGGATTGTTCTTGTGTGGAGCGCATATTCAACCAAAGTGGAAGATTATTGTTGGAATTACACTTTCATTCCTAAAGAACACGTTGAAAATCGAAATGGAGGTGGCGTGTCGGTATTTCTTGCTGGAAGTGCAAGCTTTAAATATGTAGCACTTAAATATATATATGTTTGGGATAACGAGGTTTTGGGAACCTCGTTAAATACTACCAACGCCACTATTGGCGGCATACAGTCTACACCCCAAAAGTTTGTTCTGCGCAAGATTATAGGTGTATAACCCAACACGAATAAAAGGAGCTTATATAAATGACAATAGAAAGTGCTTACAGAGCCCGTGCGGCTCTTAATAAAATAAGTCATAGTGCTATGCCCGCCAAAACGGCATACAAAATCTCAAAGCTGTCTAACTTTCTGAAGGACGACGCGAATTTTTACACAGAGCGTCTCTCTCAGATAATTGAACAGTACGGAGAAAAAGACGAAAATGGCGAACCCGTCATAAGTGGTAACGGCTACAAAATCCAAAAGGACAAGACGGACGAGTGTACCGCCGCCATTAAAGAGCTTAGCGAGATAGAGGCTGCTACACCCCACACAAAGATTTATTTGTCGGAGCTTGATGGAGTCGAGCTCTCCCCCGACGACATAGCCGCAATCTATGACTTTATTGAAGAGGATTGAGGATTGATGCTATTTGCGTGAAATCTACATAAACGCCGAATATCCCAACACGCAAGAAGTGGTGTGGGGGTACGATGGCGAAAACAATAGTGCAGACCTAAAAATAAAACTCCCCGATTTTATGGTCGGGGAGAAATTCAATTACACGATTCATTTTAAAGACGCTTTCAACAAAGAGTCATCTGTTGGTGCGACGGCAACCGACGGTGTGTGTTCTGTGTTGCTTACAAAAAGTTTAGCCGTCGGCGGACGGCTGAAAGTACAAGTCGTCGGAGTTAGCCCTAAGACGGCGACGACGGGTGTGTATAAAGTAAAAGTCCCTAAGTTAGCAGAGAAAATCAGACTTGTAATAAGCTCGCAAACTATCACTTTGCCGAAAAATGATTCAAGGGTTCTATCTGTTGATGAGTTTGAAAATTATGATATATGGACGCTCAAATTTAAGATTAATGACGGAGCATATGCCGTAGAAGCTAAGTACGGGGTGGAGTGGGTTGCAACTGATAGCGTTCTACTCGTTGCAAATGAACAAGTAGTCAAGACGCCCGTCTTGATTTTAATAATTAAAAGTAAGGATGGTGACTTAATCTGAGAGAAGTATATATAGATTTACAGCGTCCTGTTAAAGTAAACATAGGATATATTGGTGAGCATAAAGCCACCAAGCTTATAATCGCTTTATCGCCCGACCTCAAAGACGCAACCTCTTACAAGATAGAGTTTAGTACCTGCGGAAAAGTAATCGCGTCGAACACAGTAACTGCAAGTAACGGCGTAATTAACTATGCCATTCCGCAGGACATCACACTAATGCCTATAATAGAGTCCGTTATGGGTATTCAGGTTATAGGAAACAACGGAGAGAACATTATTAAATCCCCAATAGTAGAGGCTTATATTGGAAGTAGCTTGCTGGACTCGACTGAAGTAGCTTCTGATACCCCCACAGATATCTCGACAAAAGTTGAGCAACTGATGGCGGCTAAACACAGCCACAGCAATAAGGCTGTCTTGGATAAGTTTGCTGAGACAAATGGCAAACCGACCTATGACGGCGAGGCTTTAGTCGGTGGCGCATCCGACTTCATAATCAAAATGACGGTTGAAGGCGATGACGACGGCAATTACACGGTCATATCTTGCGACGCAACAGTCGAGCAGATAGACGCGGCAGTTTCCGCCGAAAAAAGGGTCGTTGTGATTGCTTCTGCTGACGGTGCCGTCTCAGAGCTGCCAATGCTTCAAGGCGTTCAAGGAGTCTCCTATTATTTTGGCACGTTTTTGTCGGGTCAGGTGGTAGCTTCATTCGTGCAGAAAGTCGGCGGGAACACAAGCGAATGGCAATTCTTAGTGACCCAAATCGAAGCGGAATCTGTTGACTACTCAAACGCCGCACTGCCGAGCGTCACCAATGTTAAGACGGTACTCGACGCACTCGTCCCCAAATCCCACACCCACGCCAACAAAGGCATACTCGACCTGCTTTCCGACTCAAACGGCAAGCTCCAATATAACGGCTCTGATGTCGGATTGAAGCCCGTTAAAGGCACTGACTACTGGACAGAATCAGACAAGGCAGAAATAGTCGCGGAAACACTTGCCGCCCTACCAACTTGGACAGGAGGTAGTTACTAATGGCTTTTGACAAGGTAGTTGACTCCGCCGCGCTTGATGCCGCTATGACCTACACGGCTAACCGCATCCGCAACAAGACAGGCGGCGCAGACCAGATAGCATGGGACTCCGTCAAAGGCTTTGGTGATGCGGTTGACGAGATAACAGGCGGCGGTGCAGACCATTCGGTAGAAGACGCGATTCTTACGCGTTCGATTGCGGGCGCATATTCAAACGATCGTATAACGACGGTCGGAGTGTGCGCATTTTTAGGATGTCAGGCTCTTACCGCGATTGATTTGCCGAATGTCACTCAACTTAAACGAAATGCTTTTGAGTCGTGCATTCACTTACAAATAATAAATCTTCCTAAAGTTACTACTTTTGACGGAGATGTTTTTGTAAACGCTGCAATACAACAAGCTGATTTCCCTTTATTGACAACAATGGGAAGCGGATGTTTTAGGATGGCAACAAAACTGACATCTGCAAACCTACCTCTTGTTACGGCATTGAATGCGGATGCCTTTCGCGAGTCGACAATTCAGACAGCCGATTTTTCGGCGGTAACAAATATAAACCGAACGGCGTTTACCGACTGTACATCCCTTGAAACGCTCATTATCCGCACTCCGTCCGTTTGTGTAATATCCGACATTTCGGTTGCGCTGCGCGGAAGCAAGATAGCATCTGGCACGGGGTATATTTATGTGCCGGATAACCTCGTTGACAGTTATAAGGCGGCGACAAACTGGGTTGCTCTTGCAAATCAAATTAAGCCGATTTCGGCGTTGGAGGCGAGCACATGATAAAAACAGAGACGCGTACAGATGGACTAATCTACACTTACAGCGATGTCGGCAAGAAAATCCAGAAGGTCGGTACAGACGAGATATATGACACCGCCATAGATTTGCCGAACGCCGGATATACCTACGCGGAGACCGATGCGGACAGCGAAATATCCGATTCCGAAGCACTGAAAATAATCACAGGAGGTGCAGATATATGACGCGAGCAGAAGCAAAAGCTTATCGCAACAAGATAGATGGCGTGTTGACGAAGGTTACTACGGACGCAGAAGCCTTGGAGTATGCAGAGCTTTATCCGTTGTGGAGCGGGTATGTCGATTATGCCGTCGGCAGTATAGTACGCAGACCGAGCGGTCTATATAGGTGCTACAACCCTATATCAGCAAATCCAACATGGTTTCCGGAAAACACAGCTGCGCACTGGGAGCCTATCACGGTCGGCGAAGACGGCACGATAGATAACCCGATAACCGCTGCCGCTGGTATGCGGTATTTCAAGGACAAGTATTATCTTGACGGCGGCAAAATTTACAAATGCATACGCGACGACAGCAACGGTCAAGGTACTATACTGCACTATGTACCGTCGCAGCTTGTTGGAATATATTTTGAGGAATTGAGCTAATGCGAGAAGTAATAGTTGATTTATGGAGAAGCTCTCGCTTTAATATGGGTTATGTCGGAGAGAATGAGGCGACTAAGCTTATTTTTCAGCTCACACCAGATTTACAAGGCGCGGACTTTTATTCTATAGACTTTCTTGTGGGCGACACTGTAAAAAGTGTTAGCGATATTAAAGTAGATGACGAGTTTTTATCATATATCGTTCCTTCTATTTTAACAAAGAAAGACGGCGAGATAGCCATACAGGTTTTAGCAGGGAGTGATAAATTTATTGTTAAATCACCTATCGTCTACGGGAAGATATTCGCACCTAAAGATAAATAATTTTGAGATGGCATAGAAAGAGAGGATTAAACATGAACATAGCTATGTCTATCGGACACGGTAAAAATGAAAAGGGCGGCTACGATAGCGGAGCGTGTGGTGGCGGTTTTCAAGAATTTAAGATAGGTCGAGAAATCGGCAAGTACGCGGCGGCAGCCCTTCGTGAGTACGGATGTAATGTAACGCTGATAAATTACGACGCAGACAAGAGTCTTTATAGTCGTATCAAGACTATAAACGCTGGCAAGTATGACCTTGCTATGGAAATCCACCTTAACGCCGCACACGGCACGGGCTCTGAGGTTTACTATAAAGTAGGCAACAACGCCGGTAAGACAATAGCCGGTGCGATTAGTAAGAGTATTGCTACAAAGTTCGGCATCCCGAATCGTGGCGCAAAAGTTAAGGTACAAAATAACACAAACTACTTTGGTTTCGTTAGAGAGGTCAAATGTCAGAGCCTCCTCGTCGAGACCGTTTTTATTGATACAGCCTCTGACCGTAAACACGTTGAGAACGCATCTGGGCAGAAACAGTGCGGTATTGCAATAGCCGACGCGGTTGCTTCTGTATATAAACTTAAGAAGACAACAGCGAGTGCGCCAGCTGTTACGCCGACAACGCCATCCACTCCTACCCAGCCCGCTTCTGCCATAAAGGCGGGAGATATCGTTAAGATTACGGGCAAGAAATATGCTACAGGACAGAGTATTCCTGTATGGGTTAAGCTCCGTAAACACACAGTTAAGTCTGTGAGTGGAAACAAAGTTTTGCTTAAGGAGATTAACTCATGGGTGTACGCGGCAGACCTTTCAGTGATTAAGAGTGCGTCAAAAGAAATAGGCGTAGGCTCCACAGTAACAATTAAGTCGGGTGCGGTTTACGGTGGACTCTCCAACACAAGAGGTAAAGTTGTTCCTAAAGCTCAGCTCGCGCCCACAAAACATAAGGTCTCAAAAATTCAAACAAACGGCGGCGTAAAGGAGGCTCTGCTTTCAGATATCACGTCATGGGTTGCCATTAAATATCTTGAGGAGGTATCATAATGGCAATCAGTATGGATGCCTTAGAGGCAGAAATAAAGAGCCTCAAAAGGCGCGTCGAGGTGCTTGAAAAAGAGTACACCACTCTTGATAAAGAGGTTGACGATATAGATAAAACTCAGAGCGTTGTTACTTCTAAGCTTAACACGGTTATTGAAACCCTCGGAAAGCTTCAGCAAGCAATAGACGATTTAAGAGACCGTCCCAGCAAACGTTGGGAGACTATTGTGTCTGCTCTTATCGGTGCTGCTGTGACAGCCTTTATCGCATTTATACTCGGGAGGTAAGATTATGCAGAAATTCAAAGACATTATTGAGAATCTTAGTAATGTATCGGTTGGTACTTGGGTTCGCCTTATTCTTATGGTAGGCTCTCTTGTCAACCTTACACTCGGCGCATTTGGCGTTGCGGGCATTAGTTTTGATGAGAATCAGCTGTACGCAATAGTCAGTGTCGTGCTCGCCATCGTAACTGGCGTCGTCAGCTACTGGAAGAATAACAGCTTCACTGCTGCGGCTCAGGCGGCAGACGAGTTCCTTCATGCACAGGGTAATGCTCACGAGCAGAGTGAGGTAAAGCCTGACGAAGGCATAAATGAGGACGAAGAAGGCTAAATAAAAAAACGCGGGTAGGGAGAAATCCCTACCCGCGTTTTTTACCTAAATTATCTCATAAAATAAGGCTTTAGTTCTTCGTCTAACTTTTGAACCGTCCGAGATTTGCCATAAATTCTGTACCCCATCTGGTCGCCTGACCCTCGTACCACACGTTATCGTAAGCGGGTAAAGAGCTATATCTATACCCTTTTACCCGCACAAGGTATTCTCTATGCCAATATCGTATCATCGAGGGAATACATACGAGAACCGGCATAAAGAAACCGTAGAGCGTGTTCTGAATTGCGTGACCGTGTTCGTGGTATGTAATCTCGCTCTCTGACTGGTTGTCGGTAATTATTGTTAACCCAAGCGATACGCCTCCCCAGCCGTTGCCAATCCTGAACCTTATACAATAGCCACACAGCTCCGGCTTCCTGAAGAGCAACAGCATAACTGCGGCGGCAACCACGCCGACAAGCGTCATAGGTAAACCCCAAGTGAACGACAAGACATAAAACAAAAGCTTGTTATTCTTCATCACTTCACTCCCGTAGAACCGAACCCGCCTCTGGACTGGTCGTTGAGATGGTCTACTTCGTCGAGACGCACTTTAGGCATAGACTTCACTATGCGAAACTGGCATATTCTGTCACCCTTTTCAATTTTTGTATCTTCAAGAGCTATCGCAGGGAACATCCATACATCGTTGTCACCGCTGTAGCTGTTATCTATAATTCCCATGCTGTTAGCCTGTATGACCTTGAAGTTCTTGTATGTACTGCTTCTCGGTACAACATGAGCCTCGTAACCGTCAGGGAGCTTCATAGATACGCCGAGGGAGATAATCTTAAACTCTCCCCTCTTAAGTTCTACAGTTTCGGCAGCTCTGAGATCTATCCAGTCACCCTGTGATATTTTCTGAAGACGCTCCATGTCTGTATCGTGATACTTTATTTTAATCTTCTTCATTATTCTTCTCCTTATTCTTCTTATCCAGTCTATAATCCTCAAGAAAGTAAGCTACCGCCTCAAGCTCGTCGTCTGTAAGAGATTCCATAAAAATATTGTCTCGTCTTGGATAACCACACTGCACGAGGAAAGTATTAAGGTACTGCCCTATCAAGTCAACGGTCGTGTCTCCGAAATCGCTATATACCTGAAACTCTGACGACGACATGTAAGTGAAGCCGTTCTCGTCCTTTAATTCAAACTTAATTGTAAATCTATCTTCCATATTACCTCCTTAACTTATCTTTTCCGCATACTGGTTGTTGCTCGCCAACATTACTCCAAGAACATCGTCCTTGTGGGGCTTTTGGTTTGGGACAAACCGCCCGAACTTTACGATAATGTTTTTGTATCGTCTGAGCTCGTTTAGTTCGGTTTCGATTTCATCAGGGGTATATCCCGTGTAAATGATAATAGGGTCGTCCGTATATTGACGAAAATAGTCGATAACCTCAAGCACTTCGTCTATTTGAATCATTGGTTCCAATCCACCAAATACAACTGCCCTTGTTACGGTGCTTGACTGATAAAGTTCAAACAGTCTATATGGCGCAACCTCGATGGTTGGAGAAGTTGCGAGGGAAGAGTTTTGACACAGCTTCTCCCCGCAATCTCTCTCGCATTTCCAATCGCAACCGTTAGCACCTATAAGCATTGCAGGATATTTATAGTCCCCAAACGCCTCTACTTCGATTGCTTTTACTCGCATTAAAGTTCTCCTATATTGTTAAGATCAAACCAGTCGCGCATATTAAACTCTTTCTTACGAGCCTCAGAATAGGTCTTAGTAGGCGTAAGGAAGCCAACTATACGCTGATATGTCGTCTCAACGGGGTGTCCACACTCGGGGCAAGTATCTCCGAAGAATCCATGATTGTTGTCACAAGCCGATATACGAAGATTAAAGGCAAAATAGTTAACACCCGCATCTGCCACATAGTTCATCATATACCAAGCTTCATCGAAACTATTGAATGGAGAACTGATGTTAATATGGACTATACTGCCGCCTGAGCAAGCCTTATCAAGAATAGCACTTACTCTAACCTTTTCAGCTATGGTTGTCTTTATGCCGAGCGGAATCCACTGGTTGCCGTACAGAGGAAGGTCATATTTCTCATTGGGAAAGAACAGCTTGTCTTTTTCCATAAGAACAGCCGCAGCTCTCTCTCCGGGAACCTGTTCGATGTTCATCATGTAGTCCTTGTCCTTGACGAACTCGTCTTTGATCTCGGTGATTGTCGCGAGTATCTTCTTGGCGAACTCTACGCCCTCGTCCGTGTAATATGTATTGCCGAACTCGTCGTGATAGGTATAGCCAAACTTCTGCAACGCTTCGTACACACCAATAATGCCAATGGTGTTGTACTGCGACTTCATGTTGATAATACCGAGCGCGTAGTTGGGAAGCAACCCCTTTTCTGTGTTTCTCTTCATAATATCTCTAATAACATCAAGAGTTTTTGCACAGGTAATTACTCGACCCTTAAGAGCTTCAAGATACTCTTCCTCTGATGTTGTCTCGTAGGCAAGACGGGCAAGGTTTATTGTATTTACCTTAATAGATCCAACCTCAAGCGCCGACCCGCCGATGCTGTTGAAGTAGCCAAGCTCCTTTATGTTGCTTTTCAGACGACAGCAGTTACTCAAGCTTGTAACATCCTCTGATACGAAAATGTTACTATCCGCCCACTTCATGTTATGACGGCAACACCACTTTGCAAAATCCTCATCTACGAACTTGCCGTTCTGTCTGAGAAGAGCAAACGAAACGACCGGAAACGTCATAAGGTTCTCTCTTCTTGTATCTGAAAGCACTTTCATAAACGCCTTCTGATATTTTTTAATCTCGTCGATATAATCTATAATGAATGTGCCGTCGGGGAACTCTTTACCTCCGAAGAGCGCTTCAAGATATGGCTTATCAAATATTGAGAAGTTGGTAAAAGCCGACTGGATTCCGCCCCTCAGATAGGGCTGATTAAGTCGATAGATTATCTCCTGAAAAGACTGGTCTCTGTAATATTCAGGAGACTTTACAAAGTAACCCTCGTCGCAATCTTTCTTCCAGAAGTAATACGAATAGACGAGAAAACTCGGAAGCCCAACCGCGCCTGAAGACCTATTGCACGTCCACGACACAAATTCGCTGACAAAATCAGTATATGTATTGAGGTGCTGAGGCGGAGCCGCATTAAAGTTATCTATGAAATAGAGTCCGCGCTTCACCAGTTCGTCTATATCATAAGCGAAGCAATACGGAACCCAAGACGAGCTATGAGCGTCGTGCAGATAAAAGTGTCCGTCCCACTCGCCCTTCAGCCACTCAGTGGCATCCTCGTGTCCATACTTCTTAGTCAGCTCATGAAATATCTTGTTGAACGCCAAAAGTTTTGAATGGGGCTTCGACATTTCGTTTATGAGCGAAACAATATCCTTGTGTGCAACATTCGCGTTGCCATCTATACTCGCGTCTGCTATGGTTTGCTTATCAACAAAATTGTCTATGAAATCGGTATAGTTGAGCTGTTTATCTCCAAACCCATTGAGCTCACTCAGCCTCTCTGGGTAAGCATTTTGCAGACGATTATATTCAATTACAAAACTTCTATCGAGACTATCTATATTGAACTTCATATATCACACCACCTCGTTAACCCATTTAATTGCTTCGACGAAAGTCATTGTCTTTCCGTCAACCTCAAGCATAGGAGCCGACATAAAACCCTTGTCTCTCATAACATCCACATCGGTAATTTCTTCGTAGTCCACTCCCTTCGATTTCAGTTTGGTCGTCAGTACATTGCATTTAGGGCAATGCGTCGTATAAAGTATTACTTTCATGTTTTGTAAACCTCCGTATATATAAGTTAAGCCTCGTATGCTACTCGTCCGCAGCACGGGCATTTTGACATTGTATAAGGTGCATACACAACAACTTTGTGCGCCCCATCGTATGACTCACGAACAATCTCCTCTCCCGTCAGAACATAGCTATCTATGTCTGCTTCGAAAACGCACCCGCAGGTCGAACACTTAAACTCAAGTGTTTTGCTTGCTCCATTTCTAAGAATATTAATCATCCTATCAGTTCTCCTCGTAAGGCTCAGGAAGTATCTGCCATGCCACCACAAAGGTGAGCACACCGTCAACACTTCCACCCTCAACTGCGTCTATAGGTTCGTCCACACCGTCAATCTCCCAAGTCATCGAGTCGGCGTCATACCACGCTGTAACGGTCGCTCTCTCGTTGCGGGGTCCCGAGTGTATACAATTGATTGAATAGAAAAGCTCCTCAATCGTCACGATAAATTTACCACTGTACTCGGGCAGGTCGCCGACAGTTTCTATTGACTTCCAGTTGGCGCCGGGTGCTCCCTTGCAGTCTGCGGGACACGTATGTATCTGTGGCGCGTCACCCTTATGGTCGCTATGAGCCTCATTTTTGGCAGTTATTTCTATCGCCTCATCTATCGCTGTAAGCCAGTCAAATATCTCGTCAATGATTCTATTCATTTTTTAAAACTCCTCTCCATTTCCAATCGCTATATCCGTTCTCTCTGCAACGGTCACAGTATTCTTTGTCTAACCACTCATCGTAAGCGCAGTAAGCATGAGCGAATCCACTACTTCGGCGAAGTGCGTTAAGGTCACTTGTCACCTCTGCGAGCAGCCTGTTTAGTCTTAAGTTCTCCTCACGGAGTTGTTTGTTATCTTCTAATTTTTCTTGACTGAACTCCGCATATCCCTTCCAAAAATCAGCATTGCTCTTAGCGGCTTCGAGGTCGGTGCGTAGAGAATTTAGCTCCCGTTTTAGCTCTTTCTTTCTCATACAACCATCTCACAGTCAGTGTCCTTCGAGACTTCTGTGTCGGGTCGAATTATCTTCTCGGTCTCACCACCACACGCCGCATACCCCGCCGCGTCTATCCAGTTATCAGCCTTGCCTCTACCGGTCGCCACCCTTGCCATTTTAAAAAGCACCATCATAGCGGCGACATCTTTGCAGGTCAGCAGAACCTTTTCGTCCGGGAACGCCGCATCGAGATAGCTCGTCCACAAATTTGCTATCGCGGTAAAGCTGTTCTCGGGCGAGCTGTATTCCGCCTCCCTGCTCCTGCAAACGCAGTCTTTTGCACCATTTAAAATATCTTCTCTGGTTAAATAGTTCATAGTTGTCTCACCTTTCACAATGTTTTTTATTGCCGCCGCACTTCGTCGGCTCAGCCCACTTCGTACCGAGGCATCTACCTTCTGCGTAGAAGCGACATTTTGTGGTCTGTTTTATCTGCCTATCCCAACATTCGACACAAGTCACACCGCCACAGTCGGCGTCAGCAGCGGGCGCGTAGTCGTGACCGTAAAGGTATCTCACGCAATCATTCGGATAACCCCTATCGTTAAGAATCGCATTAGGAAACTTTTTAAGAAAGTCACTCAAATATGTCTCTGTCGGGTTGTTTTTTTCCCACATCTCAACCGCTTCTACCGCCTTTTCGGGGTTCTGTGATTCGATAGCGTCACAGCCGACAACCCCCTCCTCAGCAAGCGGACACCCCGAACAGCCACGCAACTCTCCGCACATTCGCTCCCTTGTTTTAAGGTAATCTACTGCGTCCATATCAGTCCTCCTCGTCCTCGGCTTCATTCTTGTCCTTGGACTCCCCTGTTATCAACTCTGAATATGGAAGGGTTTCGATCCAATCACAAAACTCGTGCCACTCATTTAATTTATGGTTGCGGCGAGACTTGTATATGTTGGCGAGCACTTCGTAATTTAGTAAGTAAGTCCGACGCTGATTGTAGGAAGAGGGTAAAAGCTGTATCATCTCATACCAATACTTCTTATCTTTGGTCTCAAGATACAAGTCACGGTAATTGTTTAAAACTTCAATAACCCATCTCATAACATTAAGAGGGGTATTAAAATATTCACCATTATAATCCACGAGATTTTTCCTATCATTCCAATCGTCGCCCAAATGCTCACAACTAAAATCCCCCAAAGTAAACTCTTTCGCGTGGATTTTGTGCATAGTCGAGCAAGAGTTTGAGACCGTACCCACCTTGTATTGATCCATTTCTTTAAGCCAATACAGAGGAGCTGTTATATCCACATACACCGTAATCATTCTCATAAACTTACGATGGTCTGTGCCAGCATTGCGAAGACGCTTTGCGAGGGCGAGGTCGTTAGAACCGACAATACCTTTCTCTAAATCGGAATCCGACTTGTCCCATGAGTTCATAGCATTCCGCGCTGAATATATAGCTCTGGATATATTTGACACAGACTCGTTTTCAATTTTTATCATTTTGTTCCCTCCAAGTTTCATTATGAACTATCGCAGACACAGTGCTTTTATCTACCCCGAATAATCGTCCTAAAGCCGCGCTTCCATAAATCCGGTTCCCTTTTTCATAGACGTCTCGAATATAATGAACATCAGCCCAAGTTAATTTATGATTATGATGTTCTTCACCAGTTTGCTTTTTCTCTAAGCCTTCACGATATGCGTGCGATGTGTTTTCCGAATGAGTACACCATTCAAGGTTATCAACTGAATTATTAAGTTTGTTTCCGTCTTTATGATTTACACAAGGTAAATTGTCTGGATTTGGAATAAAGGTTTCAGCAATCACACGATGAACATTACGATTTTTTCTGTTCAAGATAGTGTGCCGATAACCACAATGGTCTACTGCACCAACCATCAAATCTCCGTGTCGGTTGTAAATGTTACCACTTGGAGAAGCAAAATATCCCTTTTCCACGCTTTCCACGACATCGGAAGGATTATCACCGTGAGCAATTACACTTGCTTCAAACAACTTAATCTTGGTAATCGCAACCGCTTCTCTCGCTTGTTCCTCGGTCGGATATGTACCACAAGAGAGAAACTTGCCGTGGGTAGAGATATAGGCTTCATAAGAGTTAGGATAAACCCAGCGAACACCTTTTCCTTTATAGAGTTCACGAATCGCGGCTTCCCAACCCATCACTTCACAGTTTTCAAGTTTAATCATCTGACCCCACCACTATCTCTAAAGCCTCTAACGCACAGCTTCCACACAGCTCGTCGCCATCCACATAATAAAGTGTCTCCTCTTCACCGCACTTGTCGCAGAAGTATCGAGTAACACGCCTATGTGGACACGAGTCTCCGATACACCCGAGTTCAGGCGGACATCCGACGCACTCATTAAACTCTTTTTTCACTTAAACATCTCCTTAATAAACTGCTCGGAGTCACCGTCCTCTAAATAAAATCCATCAGAGTGCATTGCTCTTTGGATGTTGCATATCAGCTGAAAGAACCTCCAATCGGGAACCCTCTTCCACGCCCGACCAAGCGTTTCAAGAAAGCCGTCTATTCTGTCGGGGTCCCTTCCGTTACCCATATCTCTCGTCATTATATGTGCTGCCGTACACGACGGGCAAATCTGCCGACCTTCGGGGACTATTTCTCCGCAACAAACACATCTGTCTGCATCAGCCATTGTTATTCCCTCCTAATAGCTCAGGGTTGTCGTAAATATTGCCGACGACTTGCAGATAAAAGCTTTCATAACACAAGCACTTAAAACCCAGACCCGGCTTATATGTTTTGTAGTCTTCGCAAAGAACAAGGCGAAATTCTGCTGGATCATAAACAACAACCATATTCGCAGCGTCAAAATTTGAAACGGCATAAATTATATCGCCCTCAAAAATTTTCGTGCCGTTTTTATCTTTAAGACCTGTGTACTGTCCTACGGTTTCAGGGTTTACAATATAGTGCGAACTCGGCTCGTTGTATTCTTTTGGGTGCGGAACAGTAATATAATCACAAAGCTCGTCATCAGTTCTGCAATACTTAGCTTTATAATAATATCCCTCAACCCATTCACCGTTATCTGTTCGCTTGCCACGGAAAAGTATCTCACGCATTGTTATTACCTCCTATTCTGCGTTTGATTGTGTCACATATATCTGCGACAAGCCAATCGTCCGGTTCATCTGCATACCAAAAAGACCAATCGTCAAAGGCACCTTCGACTATCCAATTGTTTTTATAATACTCAGTCGCTTCTTCTATCATCAACTCGTCGAAGGTGTAAACAAAATACGGCTCGCCGCCGTCGTCAACATAGAAGTCGATGAAGTACACATCTATACCCTGCTTTTTTAATTCTTCAATCACTCTTTCTTTTACCACATTAATGTCTGTCATAGTACAGTCTCCCTTTTTATCGATTTTGGGTCATCGCAGAAATCAAAGCGTTTCCACAAGTGATTCTATCGCCATCCTCTTCTTTGCTCGGCACAAAAACAATAACATTCCACCCCTCGGCAACCAACGGCTGTTCAAACTTCCTGTATACATCGTAATCGGTGTAAGAAGTCGTAACGTCAAAACCGTTCGTTATCGCAGATTTTGTTTCATGAATGGGCGTTATTTTAACAATAAACTTATTCTTGTCGAATAGCATAGAAAGTCGTTTTGCGTCAAGAACTGTATCAGCAGTAACGGCAAAATTTAATGTATATTTTCTACCCTTGGGTACAGGGAGTTTCGCTGCAAGCATAGAAATTTCATCAAGGTTCAAACTCATTCCGCTATATAGATTTATAGCCCCACGGGGGCTATTTTAAACCTATAGCAGAAAAATAATCGTGAAAAACCGCTTAGTTAATCAACCCCACTCACACGTCGTCAAAATAGACCCTCAGAACTACATAAATCCCGCCCATAGTAGAGGGTATCTTCTACGGGTCAGGTAGATTGGTGCTTTTTAAAATTTTAAAAAAACTGGTAAAAGCCCGCTCTACGCACAAAGTCACCCCTACGAGCATCCGAGATAAAGATGTGGTACAGGCTAAAATCCCTAAAGTCTACCTTACGAGCGGTCTTTCGTTCGTGGTACAAGCCTATAGGGTTGGTATGTATAGGCTGACGTCTTCGAAGAAAGCTTCTACAAGTTCTATATATGTACGATCGTCTTACGCGCCGAAGGGCGCGTTTTTTTTATTTATGTTTATCGCTACGCGCTAAGCTTCTACCCTCTACTTCTATTAATAATTTATTCATAAATTAAACCTTCAGATTTTGGTAAATCAGCCAACCTCGGGTGTAAGGTATATACATAACATGGTGGTATAGGCTACGGCGTAAGCCGTTTCAAGACAAATCCGAGGTGAGCGACACTAATAAGGCGAACGGAAACGGAGCGCAGCGCAGTTAAGGGCTTGCTGAGTTCGCCTCAAGATGGAGCGAACCGAGGATGCAGTCTTCCTTTAGAAATAAGGCGAAGCCTTCCACCCGCCTACGGAGATGTTTGAGGGAGGCGTCAGCGGTATCTCCGAAGAGAAGTTAGCGAAGCTTGCGAAGAGAACTTCTCCCGAGGTGGTATAGCGTAGCCTCCCGCCTAC